TGGATTCTCAACAGACAACGAAGTAAAAGGACTTAACTTCAGATGAAAAGACGTTACATTTTTGAATGCGAAATTGAAGTCAGCGATCTAGATGATATTCAATGGAAGCATCTACCCGAAGAGATACAAATGTATCTAGATTCTAACTATGAGCATAATAACACATCAAATGTTATTAGGTGGAATATTAGAGATAAATTCCCTTTAATTAAGGACAGTTAAATATGTGTCACAATACACCTAGAATAGGGTACAAAATACCTTATAATAGTAGTATAGAAACAAAAAGACTAAATGAAACCAAATCTTTACACAATGATGTTCAATACAGTCTTATCGATAGACTTTGGAAGAACATTCTGGTTAGATGAGCAAAAAGAACTATGTTCAGCACCAACTTTTACAGATGGTTCAACTGACTGGGATATGTCAGACTATGTTTGCGACTGGACAGATCTAGATGGTATAAATCTAGGTAAATTACTTAACATTCAAAAATCACTTCTTAAGGACTTCCAATAATGACAAACGATACAAAACTCACAAATGACCAACTCACCGAAATGAAGGATTCATTCGTTGAGATTATGGTAGATGGGATGGACACCAAAACCTTAGCACGTTATGTTTATGACTCAATGAGTGAGTACTATGAAAAGATGAATGAACACGATTTCAAAGAAGAAATGGATAATTACGATGAATGCCTTTATGATGAGTTAATGGAAAATGCACTCATTGAAGATGAAGAAGAAAAAGAAGAACACTTCTCAGAAATTCTATTTGATAGAGAAGTTGGAGGTGCTATTGATGACTAATTACAATTCACCTAGTGAGATCGGTGTTGGTGATGTTGTAAAGTACAATAACACACAATACACAGTTTTGACCAATTACATAAAAGGTCAGACTGATGCAAAAGGTCATACACCTAGAGAAAACAGAACTATTTTAATTGATGCAGAAGACAATCGTACAATGTGTCAAGATTTTAACCTATTGGAGATTATTTCACAATGACAACAAAAGAGAGAGATTTAACTGGTCAGCAGTATATTAACGTAATTGCTGAATTACCTGATAAAGATTTTTATCCTATTGCTGAACAGATATGGAAAGCACTTGATAGAAATAACATCAAACTTGCTCAAGATGCTGAACTTAGTATAAGAGTATATAATTTTGAAGAATATACTGAATAAGACAGTTGGATTAGTGTCACAAGAGTACTACTATTAGGGCATCCATCCATTATAATAGGTATATACAAACGAATTAAGAAAATGAAAAAAGGTTTAAACATCGAAGTCACATCCACACAGTACGATTATCTTTATGATGTACTAATGGAAGCATATGCTAATGACGTAGCAGAGCAAAAAGACTGGGATGTCCAAACTTTCGATAATCTAATTGACAATGTGTGTCAAGCACAACAGACTAACCTATCCAATTCAGTAAAAGGAGCATAGTCTAATGAGTTGCATACAAAACGAGACAATCCTAGAAAATCTATACGATGAAGTATGGGAAGAGTATAGGATTAAAAACAATCTTACTTCAGATCAACTTGATGCTATCGATCAGAATTCTGATCTAGGTTATCTACCAGTAATTGCAGATGAAGCACAAAAACGTTTCGAGGATTTAATTCAATGAATTTACATAATGAGGTTATTGCTGAATCACTCACAAATTTGAAAAAAGAAGGATTTGATGTTAGAGAGTCAGATCTTGATATGGTTGCTATAGCAGATGAAGCAAAAAAACGAGTTGCTCAATCACTTGCAAATTTTGATAAAAGCAATCAAATTAAACTTGATTTCTTGACAGATACCTACACACAATGGTTACTACAGGAAAATATCTATGAACGTATATGTGCATCGGATCTAAGATATGGATCATATGATTTGAGCGATGAGCAAAATCAATGGTTAGAAACATTCATTGAGATATGGGACATTATAGCGGAGGTGGATTAAATGAAGTCAAGCAGTCTTGTGACAGTTATTTTAGTGTCACTCTTTCTCTTCCATTCGATACCAGTAACCTCTATAATATTAGTATAAGCAACAAAGAGGTCAATGGACAATTACACCGCACTTCTCACTCTCATAGGAGACATCAATAACTCTTTCTCTCATCTAGAGGACGAGGATTCAGCAGATATATGCGATGGTGACATCAAATTGCTAGACAAAGCAGTTAAAAGATTTAAAACTACAGTATGGGAGAATCAACTAAAATGAACGTAATACAAATGTTTTCAGCAGAACAACGCTATCAAAAACTATTTGAACAAATGTATGAGATATGCGAAACTGAAGGATGGGGTGACCCATTCTCTTATGCAAGATCTAGAGAAATCCATATGGCAGGCGTTTTAGGTCATAGGGTTGCGGATGACTATTCTGGTGCGGATGCATATGATAAGTATGATCTACCAGTAGAATATAAGTCCACTATAGGTAAGAAACTAACAGCAACTTACAATGGAATTTCAGTTCAAGATAGTTGGGATAAACAAGTAGAATACATTCTCAATGAAAAGATCGGAAAATACCATCATCACTATTATGCACGATATGAAGGAGGTCAGATAGTTGAAGTATGGAGACTAACAGCGAAGCAAGTCTATGATAAATTACTTCCAAATCTCAAAAGACAATTTCATTCAACTAAGGTTAAAAAAGACCCTAGACTTGGATATACTCTATCAGAAAAGTATATCTATGAAGTTGGTACACAAATCATTTAATTCACCCAATTCTCCAGGAACTTATTATGGAAACTGACAACACAGTCATCGAAAATGAACGTCAAATGAATATAGACGTTTTTGCTAATCACTTCTTAAAGCAATGTAAAAAGCATATTGACAACGGTATGCTAGGCGAAGCGGATGCACTTTTTAATGAATTTATCGTTGATGGCATCGATCCCGAAGATGGTGACGTTAATTTCATTTTCTTACAAGATCTTACAGACTACTATCACGAAGAGGAGGACTAAATGAAAGTCACTTTTAAAAACACTAAAAAAGAGATCTATGATGCTATGCTACGGTATGACAATATCAAATTTCTAAAAGAAAAGGATATTATCAAATTGAAGCAAGAGCGTAATGTACTTGTCTATATTGCTATCATACTTTTTACCTTAATGTGTCTTACATAGGACACTTATATTACTGTCACATTCAGACGTGAATACAGGTGTTCATCCCTTATAATAGTAATATAAGCAACAGAGGAAAAAACAATGGGATTCACTAAAGTACTTGCAAAGCACTCTAACAAGACTGTAAGGTTAGACACCTATCAGAGATTACTTTTAACCGCAATCGATTCATATGGTAATGGCAGTTGGAAAAATAACGTATCACTACATCACAAATATGACCAGAGAGGAGCATTTGCAAATATTCTCATCGGTGGTAATGTAGTAGGTAAAGTTGTTTACGATATTCCACAGGATGACATATCCGCAGATGACTATAGAGCAATCCACATTGATAAAACTAAATTCTCTAAAGTATCCTATATTGCATTTGTTAAAGATGCTGACTATGATATGCAGACCATCAAATATAGAAATCTTTTATCAAAATTCTACTTAGTCATCCTTACCGATAATAAGATGATAAAGTACTAAGAAGTCAAGCGATCTTGTGCCACTTTTATTACTGGCACTCGATCACCTGTATTCACCCATTTATCCATTATAATATTAGTATAAGCAACAAAGGACACTATGAGAAAAATCGAAGCACAAATGAACAGAGCAATCAGAACTGGAGAGAACTTCACTTCATCCAATACTTCAGTTACTCACACTTCTGAAGGTGCTAACGTTTACCTACACGGAAATCACATAGCAACAGTTAAGAGAAATTCAATCCTATTGTTCGATGGCGGTTGGCAGTCCAATACAACTAAATCAAGACTAAACGCACTTTGCTATGAATTTTCATATGGTGCTAGAGTTTTCGCTAAGAACTTTGAGTGGTTCGTAGGTTACAAGAATTTAACTGAAGAATTCGCTAATGGATTTGAGTTAGCACTATGAGCAATAAAAACACCCCATTAACGGAAGAGGTCTATAAGCAACTATGCGACCCTAGTCCCATTATACAATATTACTTTCAAATAAAACCAAATGAGAAGGAGGAGGATTTGACAGGGGTAGAAAACTGATATATACTAGAGGGTATTATATCCCTCTTTTTATTATATCAAATTATGAACCCATTTAAAAAGATCGATGAATCGACTTACCAGGATAGCGAAGGCATCCTATATAAACCTATTCCACAATATGAGGATTATTTCGTTTCTAACCTAGGGGAAATATATTCTACGAAGTGGGGTAAATGGAAGAAATTAAAGACTCATCTTAATGAAAACGGTTACCGAAGAGTTACTTTAAGACAACACGGTAAAACCGTAGTCCGAAGGTGTGCTAGACTTACCGCACTTGCATACCATCCCCACGGAGATAACAATCTCAACGTCATTCATATAGATAAGGACAAAGTAAACGACAAAGCGATAAACCTAAAATGGTTATAGTTTTCCACAGGGTTTTCCACAAAAGGTAGTATCCTTGAGTATATTTTAAATGGTTAAATAAATATACTTTAGTGTTTTATATTAATGGTTAATTCTTTATATAAACCTATCTAGGAATAGCACTCTTAGCAGTCTATAATAGAATACTGATTACGTCAACTATATAACAACAGGGGTTGACAAATTAGGAAAACGTAGGTTATAATTAGAGAGTCAACGATTCACCCCACTAACTAACAACAATCCATCGCTAATTACTAATGGGTAAGACATACAAACGGGATGACAATCCCCTGAGTAATATGTCAAATAGACCACGAAGTCTTAGAGAAAAGAGAAAACAATCAAAACTAAATAAGGGCAGAGTTTTTAACAACAACTCCGCAGATACTTCCAGGACTAAGTATCACAAACCGTAACACCCTTAAATAATAACAATGCCAAACAAATATGAGGTCTATTGTTCTCTATTAGATGAGGGTAATTTGCCACCTGATGAACAAATAGAGTTAGCACAATTCTTAATAGATACAGGACTAAATGAGCAGTTGCTTCAGTATCAACAACTATGTGACTATTTCGTACTCGAAGGTTTATGTTATGAAGTAGGATTACCTACCTAAAGTAATACTAACTCGTATCGCTACTAAATGTTAATTAGGCACATATAAAAAAGTCCTTTGAGGTTAACCTACAACAGTATAGGGACAGCTATATTATCGAAATCGCCCATTATGGTACCTAGATATAGAAAAAATCCCGCAGGAAAAAAATGTCTCAGAAGTTGAAAAGAAAATACGAAGCTGAGTACGCTCAGTTCATCGGTAAGGAGTGGAGTAAGACCAAGGGTGGTGGTTGCTTCACTCTTTTGTTTGATATGGGAAAGGAGATAGGATATCACACCTGTAAGGAAGACTATTCATTCACCGCCAAGGAGTTCCTTAGAGATCTCTGGGAAGCCGAGGATTGGACTGCGATTAAAACGTCGAGTATGGGTGAGGTATTTGATATCAGTGATCTACAAAAGTACGACATACTGGTGATGAGGTTGGAGAAAAGACTTAATCACTGTGCTGTGTACTTGGGAGAAGGGTTTATATTACATCACAAAGCGTTCTCGAAGTCTAACATAGAAGCAGTAGAAACCTATATACCTTCGACACTGTACGTTATACGAAAGAATGCATAGATTCACAACAACTATTGAAGAAGATGATGATACAGGGGAACTGTTTGTTAAACTACCAGAGTCTTTATTATCTGCTGCTGACTTAAATATCGGAGATGTGGTAGAATATAGTGTAGAAAATGAAACTATTATCTTAACTAAAGATCAATGAAAAACTCTTTTGCTGATTTAACTGCAAGTGAATTGGAAATGTGTTATGATGCAGTTAGGTATTATCAAATGAATCATATAGGACCTTTTAAACACGGACCTTATGAAACTGCTAATTCTATCTTAGCCAAACTACATTATGTAAAGACCCCCTATGACAGATCACAAGCAGTCGGAACAGCAGACTGAGTGGACAATTACTCTCACTAAAGAAGAACGTCAGCTCATATGCAACTCAGGCGGTTGGTGTTTGTTATACAAGGCTGAAGTCTGTGGTGGCAAACCCCTTGAGAACGTTCAGAAGACGTGGAGATCAATCCGTGCTAAACTAGAAGCTCCTGAGAAGGGATTCATAGAGTAGTAAACCCCTCTGAAACCTTACCCCCGCGAGCGTCGTAACTAACTATGAGCTTTGACTTTGATATTGAAGATGAATACTTAGATGCTAAGTCTCTTTGCATACTGCAAGAAGAGATGACTAGCGATAGGTTCAACTGGAATCTATCTACTAAGGTGGAGGATCGTGCTCTTGATATGCTATTTCCGAACGTAGGACTTTGGAATTGGCAACTATGTAATGTAATGTATTCTAATGGACGACCTCTAACTGATGAGTATGACCTTGTACTGCCCTTAATTAATAGGATCTCACCGCGTGCGTTAATACGAGTAAAGGCGAACCTAGTCCCTATAACTGAGTCTAGGAGAGAGTACGAGTTTCATACGGATTTACATCCAGAAGGGTATGAGGGTGCAAAGACCTCGATCTTCTATGTAAATACTAATAATGGTTTTACTTCCATACGAGATGAGATAACTGGTTTTCAAAGAGATGTTGAGTCTAAAGAGAACAGGTTACTTAGTTTTCCACAGGAAGTAATGCATAGGGGTACCTCTTGTACTAATGCCTCAAATCGTATTGTTATCAACCTTAACTATTTTTAAATGATCGGATCCGAAATGTATGCTATCAGAGACTTGCTTCTCTCTTGCCCACCTGTGTATACCCTACCAGGTACGTGGACTAAGTGTAATGCTATAATTCCACACTATAATGCTAATCCTAATGCAACGTTTGCTATTTCTATTCTAGTGATCCTTATTCTGGGTACTGGTTATGGTCTATATAAAGCGTTCTTTGATAACAAGGAGTTAGCAGATCCTTGGGATGATCACGATGATTGATTATGAGAATGTTAATTGAACCGTTCGGACCTAAGATACTCAGGTCTTTTCTACCTGAGAAATACAGACAAGCTTTGTTAGCAGATGCATTTAATATGGACGATGATGCATCTCCTATCCTTGCAGGTCAAGTTAATGAGCAGTTATACTTCTATCCCGAAGAAGGGATAATGACTCCTTTTAACTATGCAGTGCACGAGTATCTGGGAGAACAAAGATTACATACTATCGAACCCTTATGGGTAAACTTTGCAGTAGCAGGTGATTGGCAACCTGTACACAACCACGATGGTGACTTAAGTATGGTTGCATTCCTAGATGTGCCAAAAGGTATTTACGAAGAGACTGAGATAGCAGGTTCCTTGTTCTTTCAGTATGGAGAGAGGATACAACATAATAAGAATACTTACGGACCTATTAAACCCCAAGTAGGAGAGTTCTTTATCTTTCCTAGTTGGTTAAACCATTATGTGTATCCTTTTGTCTCGTCGGGACAGAGGATCTCACTCTCAGGAAACATTTACACTTAACTATGGAACTTTTTATTATCTTTGGAGGTGCTTATGCACTCTACACAGTTGGTATGGCAATCGCTACTGAACTAGACTATCGTGCTGCTAATAAAAAATGAGCGACATACCTGAGTTTGAAAACTATCAAGACGAACTAGAATGGAGATTCGTAAAGATTGCGGAATCTATTAAGTCTCTTGCTATTAAGATAAAGACTGTAGAAGGATTCTTTGGAAGAGGATCTTCAATGATCCAGTATAAGATACCTGGTAACGATGACTACAGTGATCTTGCTAGTGTGTTTGACGATCTGTATGACCGTCTAAATAAGATTGAAGAAGACATTGCTATAAATGGGAGCTTACCTGATCGAAACAGGTCGGAGTTATCAGAACCCGATTGATTCACACGATTATAATCGTACCTATACTGCTGCGGATTCACCTCATATTGGTAATCTTGTAACGTCAGGTTCTGATGGAGAGATGTCAGTTGATAAGAATGCGACAGGCGGTACATATACAATTACAACTGGTGGTGGTGCTGGTTCTTATCAGTTTGGTAAGGATGAGGTCTATTATATTGGTACACAACAAACAACACGAATAGAATACGCATACGCAGAAAGAAGAGAGATATATCGTTGGTATTCTGGTAGGAGAAACGATCATCTATACTATGATCAAGTGGATTTGGATGATAGTTTACCTATGAATCCAAAAAGATATAATAAAGAACCACGTAACGGAAGAGAAGTCTTCCTATTGTCAAAAGATAGTCATACTGGTAACACTCAGGTATATTTGCATTATGATGCAGCAAACTTTAATTCATATCTATCAACCAGTAGTACAGGTGCACTAAGATCATTAGGTTATATTTGGTCATCACAGGCTGCTGCTGACACTGCACAGATTGTACATCCCTCTGAAGACCTACTACCTCTATACCACTATCGTAGAGCTAACCCTGTTGACGACCTCTATACTACAGATCCTACTAAAGAGACGAACATACAGACAGATGTGTCAGGTGTTCCCAACTCCCCTAATCCAGGAAATCAAGAATATCAGTATCAAGGTATATACGGATACGTGTTCTCACGTACTGCTCCACGCTATAGAAATCAATATGTTGACGTAGGTAAACCAATAAACACTGGTGAAGTGAACAGATCTAACTGGTATAGTTGGTCAGGAGGGTATAATGAGGACGCATATAACAATTCTTCGCCTCCTGCAAGCACTTTAGGTTGGGGAAATCCAGATAATGCTGAAATAAACGACTCAAAAGCGAATTTTGAGTGGTTTTATGGCAAAAATGGAGCTGTAAAGGCGTGTTTACCCAAATTTTTGGGTTTTCACGATGCTTTTGAGGGTCAATTCGTCTATTATCTGTATGATACGACATTTCCGTTCTCAGGACCGATATATGGTATTAATTTAATTACAACTGATGCTCCTTGTAACCCATCAACTGCTGATTGCCCTCACGATCCACATACATTATACCATTCTTACTACTATGAGATGCGTCAAGACGCTTGGGAGACCAAAAAGACGCATATTTCAGTAGATACACCAGGTCAAGATGGTTTATCCGAATCATTTTGGGCTGTGGGTACTGATGATCAGATGGTATTCTTTAGATACACTACAGAGACTGGTTTCTTCGTACCTGGTGAACAAGTAAATGGGTGGTTAATACAGTCAGTGCGTTACTTTGGTGATGAACTGCGTTGTGGTTTTATGAGATTGCAGACTATAGCAGGTGCAAAAGGTAATGTATTCACTTATCAACAAACATTTACCTCTACAAACAGTGGAACTGCTTCAATATTGGCAGGTTACGGTATTCCTGATAAAGCAGCATTCTTCGGTGTGTATGAATTTCCTAAGAAATTGTCCTATTATAAAGCAGAAATCGATAATGATGCACTAATACCACAAAGAAACTTCGATGAAGCAATTTTACAAGCGTATGTAAGTGAAAAAGGGGAGATTGAAGAGATAGAAATTATCAATGCAGGTAAAGATTACAAAGATCCTGACATTATTATCTCTATTCCAGACATTAGAAGAGTGGAAGGGTTCACTGATACTGCTACAAACATCCCAGAAATGTTTGTTGATGGTATTTCTGGTGAACCTCAGCTCAATTTTCAGACTACAGAAGACTTTGAGCAATCAAATAAGGCAGGTAGGGAGACAGTTACACATCTTGAAAAGCAAAAATGGGAGACAGATGCAGGTTATACTAAAAGTGTAAAGCAAGCAAAGGCATCTATCATATTAAATGAAGAAGGATGTATCAAAAGTGTAACCATATTGGAACCTGGTGCGGGTTATCAACCAGGTGAAGAGGTTGGTGTGCGTGTTGTAGAGCGTGATAAAGAGACTAGAGAAGACACATTCGTTGGAGAAGACACCAAAAATGTCCAAGCGGAGTTAGATAATTCATTTGATAGTGACGATACACCGAAGGAAGTAAGAGATGCATTAAAAGATCCAATGCGTATTATGAAGGAAGGATTATCTTCCATTGATACAACTATATCAACAGACTATGTAACTGGGTATATTGGTGTAGCAGATCTTGAAAAAGATGAAAAAACTAAGTTCTGTGACAAGATTCCTTCAGAGTGCTTATCACCTGACCTAGGAAAGAACTGGTATAGACTTGGAAATATCATAAATCCAGACACATATGTCGGAGGAATCGCTTCTTCACCAAATTCCACTCCAATAGCAAATGAATTGACTAAGTTTTTAAGTCCATCTGTAAGTAATAATGTTGCACATTCAAACTATTTGGAAGAAAAGACCTCAAATGGTCTGCCAGGTATGTTTGGTGGTGCTTGTTTAGAGACATTCCAAGCAAAACTATACGGAGTGAAAAGATTTTTTGATGTACCTTGCCCTATGACTGGATATGATCAATACGGAAAGTACAAAACTTTTGGATTTATCCCATACAAGTATTGCGGAAGTAAACAAGAAAGTGCACAGGTACGTGTTTCTATTAGTGTAGAGGGTGATGTATCTAAAAAAGGAGAGACAGTTAATCAAGCGTTCCTTGATTGGTTGGAATCTCTACCTAAACCTACACTGACTAGACCAAGACCTGTTATGGATGGTAATACTGATAAAACAACCAAGTCACACGCTTGTAATCGTGGTGGTGATGTGAATGGTCGTTGCTTTGCTACAGGTAATGGTACATATAGTTTTGTTCCTGAAGCAGGTGATGAGAATACATTTGACTTTGTAGGAACAGAACTAGAGAAGTTAGCTACGTGGGTAGGTCCTGGCAACTATAACAGTTACGGAACTGGTACAGTGGAGATTACAGACACGATGTTAACGCCACCTAATGACACGTATTCGCACACCTATAACACAATACAATTTGCTACGTGTACAAATGGCAAGTTTCCTAATCCGTGCTGGCACAATTTCATTGCTGATGGCGTACTTGATGTTTATAGTGGATATGATGAGAACGGTAATGGGCTTGCATCTGATAACATATGCACAGGACAACCTTTCTCAGACCCATCTACGTGGGTGCAGAGTAGTGTCTTAAACTCATATGGTGAATGTGCTGCATTGCAGAACATTGTGCACTCTACTGTGGCATTTGACACAGGTAAAACTAACGAAGATAATCCATACATAGAACTAGGACCGATAAACGGTAATATGCACTGGGTCAACTACCTTCCTGGTGCAACACATCTATTAACCCAATCATTAAAGAGATATGGTAATCCGTATTTCGACGAATGCGATATAATTGAACCTGAACAATAATGGCATTAGGAGTCTTAAAACCAGTTGCGAATCATAATGGGTTACCTGACACAGGTCACGGTATACCTATTCCTTCGACTATTCATAGTACACAACCTTGTAATAGTCCTCCTATTGAATTACCAATTATTGTTAAGGACAAAACTTGTTTATGGCCACCAACACCATTGGTTCCATTAACTGCTCTCAATCCAATGCGAGCAACAGTATTGGTAAATGGTTTGCCAATTATGATTAACTCTGATACTTTTACCACACACAGAAGTATCACAACCAATATTATTAACTATGTGTGCCCTTGTGGTAAGGCAATGTGCATTATACCGACTCCTATTAACTGTAGTTTGCTTACTATGGAAGATATGAAGGGAATTGGACACGGAAGAACACTATGGGCAACTACATTTACTGTATTTGCGTTCAAAATTCCTATTGGTCGTCTTACAGACCCATTAGGATTCGGTGTAACTGGTAAATCTTGGCCGTGTTCGTCTGCTATTGCCTTTGGAAGTCCAAATGTATTGGCAGGTTGATCTAAATATGCTACAATCCTACTAGATCATTATTTTTTATGGCAGTCTATTCGAATACAAACCTATTGAAGGAACCTAACCCTAAAAAAACACGTCAAGGGATGGGAAAACATAGCAAATTAAGTGCAACTTCACGTAATCAAAAGCGTAAGAGGTATCGAGGGCAAGGAAAGTGACTAAATAGACATATAATGTCAATATTAACGCTTAATGGCGTATCGGTTTAACGCAGAAAGAAATTTATCACGTCAATTCCGTGACCTCAGTATAGGGATGAAAGCAAACCCCAATACTGAGGATTTTTCTATTGTAAAGAATCAGAATGCTATTAAGCAAGCGATGAAAAACCTTATCCTGACAGGATTTGGTGAGAGACCATTTCAACCAACTAAAGGATCTCGTTTACGTCAGATGCTTTTTGAACCTTTTGATGTGTTTATGTCAGAAGAACTTAAAGAAGAGATGTTTAACGTATTAAAGACTTTTGAACCTCGCATCGTGGTTAATGAAATAAGAATGATACCTGGTGAACCAAATGAACTAGAAGTGGAAGTTGATTACACCATTGTAGGAGAGACCCTCATACAAACTGTTGATTTCTTATTGGAGAAAGTATAATGGCAGCAATTCCATCCAATTTAACCTCGTTAGATTTTACAGAGATCAGAGAATCTATTCGATCATATCTAAGAACAAGAGATGAGTTCACAGATTATGATTTTGACGGTTCTGCTGCATCATATCTTTTAGATGTTTTATCATATAACACTTATTATGCTTCATTCACCGCTAATATGGCGATGAACGAGGCTTTTCTCGAATCTGCGACTATTAGAGATAACGTTGTTAAAATTGCAAAACAATTAAACTATACACCACGTTCTGTAAAAGCACCAAAAGGATGTGTGCGATTTGCAGTACAAACTACTGTAATTGGTAATAGCACAGACTATCCTAGTAGTGTAACTATGATTGCAGGTGATGTATTTGTTTCTACAACTGCTGGACAGGGATATACATTCACATTGCCAGAGAATTTAGTTGCTACTGTTGATCAAGCAACTGGAATCGCAACATTTACACAAGTTGTGATCTATCAAGGTAATACATTAGAGTATGAGTACGTTGTAGAGGACGTTAAGAAGAGAACATATCTAGTTCCATCAGATGCTATTGATACTGACCTATTAAAGGTCTCTATTGCACCTAACGCACAGTCTGAAGAGATTGACACATATAACTTAGTAGAAAATATTGTTGATGTTGATGGAACTACTCGTGGTTACTTCCTTGAAGAGACTGATGACCAAAGATACAACGTAGTTTTTGGTGATGGAGTTATCTGTCGTCAGTTAATTGCAGGTGAGGTTATTAAACTTAAGTATGTGAAGACTGAAGGAACTGCTGCTAACGGATGTAAGAGATTTAGCTTCATTGGACGCATTCAAGATTCAACTGGTCGCTTTGTTGCTACATCAAATGTATCATTAGTGACCATTGACGGTGCACAAGACGGTGAGGACTTAGAATCTACCCTATCGATTAAATTCAACGCTCCTAGGGCGTTTAACAGTCAAAACAGGGCAGTTACCGAATCAGACTATGAATACATTACCAAAAAAGTCTATCCTCAAGCAAAAGCAGTAACTGCTTACGGTGGGGAACGCTTACAACCTCCTGTTTATGGAAAGGTATACATTTCAATTAGGACTAAATCAGGTGCTTTACTTAATACCACAACTAAAAAAAGAATCAGGACAGATTTACAAAAATATTCCATCGCTGCGATTGAACCAGTTATCGTTGACCCAATTACCCTCTTTATCAGACCTAAAACTTGGGCATTCTTTGACGGTAATAAGACTACACTATCAAATAATGAAATTGCGTCTAAAGTTCTTGGAGCTATCGATCAGTACAATTCTCAAGCAGAATCAACTCGATTTAATGGTCGTATTGATATCTCTGCTTACCAAACGATGATCGATTCATCAGATCCTGCAATTAGTGGTAATGTCACTCATATGACATTGGGTATGAACGTTGCTGGATTTAACTTTGGTCAAACATTTACTCAATGTATTGACTTTGGTAATGAAATCGCTAACCCTAACGATCTTTCAGGAGCAGACAAAGGGGGAAGTGGTACTGGCACAGATAACGGAGGTACTTGCACACCTAAGTATTCAAGTGTTAAGAGTGGTACATTCTATGCAACTGGTTATACCGAGAGTCTTCTCGCATTAACTGGAAGCACAAATGGCAATCAGATATCTTCTGCTTCTCTAATAGAGAATGACACTTCTGCATTCCTTCCAGTGAATATTCGTGATGATGGTTACGGAACTCTAATTTTGGTTACAAAGGTTGACGAAACAGAGACTGTACTGAAAAAGAATGTAGGAACTGTAGATTATAAGAATGGACAGGTATGTTTAGGACCTATCGATGTAGCAAGTACACCTGATGGAACTAATAGAATCCCTGTTACCGTGATACCTGCATCTAGTAACATAGACGTAGGTCCTGGCTTAGATCCAGCAATCTTTAACCCAACTGTTCAGTCGATTGATTACACGATTGATACAACAAATGCTAAAACATTTGACCCATTTGACTTTACTCCTATCAACTTCGATGGTAGTTCTATAAATATCATTGATTATCCAACCACTGTATACGAAGTACCAGAATTTAATTCTTGCTTCTAGTCTCTAAAAACATAAGATGAAGGCTATTACAATATCAGATAGGTTGCAGGATCAAATTCCTGCATTCATTAAAGAAGATAACGACCAGTTTGTCAATCTTTTAACGCAATATTATAAATCTCAAGAGAAATCGGGTCGTCCGTACGATGTTTTAAGTAACATACTGAGATATACAGATATTGGTTCGGGAGAATTTGACCCAAATTTCCTTTCTTCTACCTCTGCTGTACTAGAAAGAGTAGATCCGACACAAAAAACTATAATTGCAGAAAACGTAAATTACTTCCTCGAAAATGATGGTACAATTAAGATCGATGAAGAAGTCATTTACTATGACAAAATTACACACTCTCCTGACATTGTTTTCACGCCTGGTGTTGACAAAGCCGAATTCGATAGAAAAATCCAAGAATTCGAACCAATTTCTGATCAATTTGATGGTTCAACAACGCTATTTCCTTTAAGGTTACTTGGAAAACCTGTAACTCCTCAAAGTTCACAACATCTTCTTGTTATTGTAAATAACGAGTTTAAATATCCAGATGTAGACTATTTCCTTGAAGGAGATAAGATACGTCTTGTAAACCCCCCAGAAACCCCTACAGGACTGCTTACAGGTGCTATCAATACAGTTCGTTACCTAATTGGTTACACAAGCATTCCTGTACGTTCTCTGGACACCATTACTGTTGCTAATGATGCTAAAGAATTTGAATTAAAGTTAGACGGATCAAGTTATACTCCATTATCTACTGTATCTTCTATAGTTGTTGTTAATAGAGTAGAAAAACGTCCATATGAAGATTTTACAATATTTGAAAATAAATTAATCTTTAAAGAGGATATTGGTGAAAATTCTGTTATCGCTATTCGTTCAATTGAACTTATTGCACCTGAATTTGGTGGTGGTGCGAGTGCAGTTGCTCAAATTGAAGATGAGAAGTTAAAATCAGTTATTGTTAAGGAAGGTGGTAGTGGATATCGTTTAAGTTTCGCTCCTAAGATTAGTGTTGCGTCAACTAAGGGTACTGGGTTTGGTGCTACTGCTGAAGCACTTGTTAATGGTATTAAAGAGACTCAATTACTATTTGCAGGACAAGGTTACGCTTCAAACAATCCTCCAGTTGTTATTGTTGACTCACCTGCTGACCCTGAAGGTAAAACTGCTCAAATCCGTGCAGTTGTTGATGATTCCATCGAAGGGGTCTCACAACTCATTGTAGACAGTTCAGGAAGTGGTTACGATAGGATCCCATCGATCAAATTCCAGAATCCTGGTGGTGCAACCATTAGTAACCCAACGTTAACTAACGGTGTGATCGATCCTGATTCAATTACTGTCACAGATGATGGTTCAGGATATACTACTGCACCTCTTGTGTATTTGGATCTTCCAACAGGTGACAATGCCATAAGAGCTAACGTTGTTGCAACAATTGATGCATTCGGGCGTGTTAATGGCATTACAGTCGTTTCAGGAGGACAAGGTTACACCAGTGTTCCTAGAGCACGTATTATTGATCCTGTAGGTGCACAAATACTTGATGTCAATGTAACTGCGGGTAGAGTTACTAATATTGAACTATTAACTGGTGGTGCAGGTTACACAGACGCTCCATCGGTGTATATCGTTGATAATAGGAAGGATATTACTGGTGCACCAGCTGGTGGTACTGGAGCAACTGCTGTTGCAACCATATTCAACGGAGAGATTACTGATATCAATATAACCAGTTTTGGAAATGGATACTCAGAAACAGAACCTCCTCAAGTTTTTATTGCTGCTCCACCTGCACCTGAAGCGTCTTGTGACGTTGGTTTTGGTGAAATTACTGGATTTACGATCCATAGTGCAGGTTCTGGATATCAACCATCTGCATTTGTTAACTGTAAGCGTGGTGTTTCTAGCACATCTTCATTTGATCAGAAAGGAAACCAAGTATACAGTACAGAAGCATCTACAATTCAATCTTCACACGAGATTGGAGGAGTCATTCACAACCTAGATACACTCTTTGCTAAGGAATTATACAGAAGGTACGTAAATCAATATCTACCAAATGCGGAAATTGACTATGAAAAAGTAAATGCTCCGCAGATCATTAAAACTATTTCGGATTTTTACGCATCTAAGGGTACAAAGATCTCAACACAGTACCTATTCAAGATGCTGTTCTCTGAGAATGTGGATGTATCTTATCCAAAAGATGAGGTTATTAAACCATCTGCTGCATCTTGGAACGTAGATACAGTCCTCCGTGCTGAACTTATAGAAGGTGATCCTATTGATTTACTTGATTCACAGTTAATTCAGTATGTGGATGACGTAGATAACTCTGTTAAGGGTGCATCTGCACTGATTGAGAACGTTATTGCTATCAATACTGGTGTAGGAACTGTATATGAACTTGCTATATCTGAGGAAACACTACAGGGTTCATTCACTATACCCTACAAAACAACTCTTGTAGAATCACTTAACACTACAGAATCAATCATTACTGTTGACTCTACGATTGGTTGGCCAGAAAGAAACGGAACTATCCGTATTAATGATACTGAGCAAGTACAATATAAGGAAAAGACACTTAACCAGTTCATTGAGTGTACACGTTCTAAGAATGGTGTTGTTGAAGATTGGGATGCGGGAACTGTAATTCACTCTGATATATTTGTATATTGCAATCGTGGAACCAATACTGAGATTAAATTGCGTGTTTTAGGTATTGCTGATGCAAAATCTACCGTATTGACTGATACTGGTTCGTACTACTTACCTGGTGATAAATTAAACGTTGCATCTCTAGGTTCTACTGCTACAGATCAGCGTATCACTTCTTGGTTGTATAACGTTAAGAAACTGATAAACGTTACTGATATTGTACCTGGCGGACTTAATAACCAGACTGCAACCGTAACTTGCTCTAATAAGCACGGTCTTCTTGTTGGTGACACTGTTACCATCTACGGTGCAAACCCAACTGTGTTCAACGGTACGTTCCTAGTTACTTCACGTATTAGTGATTTCCTCTTTGAATACAATATACCTGCACCAGCAGATGCTGCTCCACAAGGTAATATCCTCCTATCTGTTGACTTGAATAAAGGTAAGTCTACAGAAGAAGGTATCAGCATTGCAATTAGAGACTTTACTACAAACGTACAAAATACATTCTTTGACGATACACACTCATACATCGCTTCTTCAGGTATACCGAACTATCAGGTAGGTCCTTTCGTAGGTTCTGCACTGTTACCAGGTAACCAACGTAAACTTATACGTATACCACGTGTCATCAATACAATAAGTAAACGTGAACAAACAAGTTTCGGTCCTATCGGAGCCTGGGTGAACGGAGTTTCTGCCTGGTCATACAAGTCTGAAACAAAAATTAAGTACGGTGGTGTTATAGACATCTCCATAACAAACGTTGGACAGGGATATGATGCAGCGAATCCTCCTGTTATTGAGATTAGTGGAGGAAATGGTACAGGTGCTGCTGCTAGTGTTGTTGTAAACGGAGCGTTAAGTGAGATTGAAGTTACTTCTGGTGGTACTGGTTATACTTCTAGTCCTCTTGTTTCTATCGTGGGTGGTAACGGATTCGGTGCAACTGCTACTGCTGTTATTACAAACGGTGTAGTTTCTAAGATCTTAGTAGAAAACCCAGGTCAAGGATATACATCTCAACCTGATGTGTCTATTTCAGGTGGTGAAGGAACAGGTGCAACTGCTACTGCTGAAGTTCGCGGACCTATTCAGTCTGTAAGTATTGACAATGCAGGTTCATCTTATACCGCATCTCCTACTATTAAACTAAATTCAGGTGAAGGTGCTGTTGCACAATCAATCATTATTAATGGTCGTATCGTTTCAATCGCTATTATTGCAGCAGGTCGTGCATATACTACTGCACCAGAGATTGTAATCAATGGAGATGGTTATGGTGCTGTGGCAAGAGCTACAATTGGTACAGTTGGTGAAGATAGAGGTAAGGTTATTGGTGTTACAGTTGTAAATAGAGGTATAGGATATACAACAGGTAACACAACGATCCGATTGGAAGCAGTCGGTGAGATGGCGACATTCACTGCAAACGTTTTTGAGTGGACACGTAACCTACAAGATGAATTAGGACAATCCTTTGATACAGCACGCGGTTATGTGTTTGCAGGTTACAACACTCAGTATGGTGGTGAATATGCTCACGTATCTGATCCAAAACAGCTCCGTTACGTCTTAGGCGATAATGTCTTCAAAAACCAATCGACTCAACAATTACAAGAACTTGCTACTGGGTGGTTACATTCTCCGATTCTTGGATGGGCATTCGATGGTAACCCCATTTATGGTCCTTATGGTTACATTGATGCTACCGACCAGTCTTCTGGTGTACGTCGTATTAGAAGCTCTTATAAGATTAAGGATGTCTTAATCTATGACGCTGCAACTAACCCAACTCCAGTAAGAGCAGACGGACCTCTACTAAGCAACTATTCAGCTGGATCATTTATTGAAGATTATGAATATACTTTCCAATATGGTGACTTAGATCAATATAACGGGCGTTTTTGTAAGACTCCTGAATTCCCTGAAGGCATATATGCGTACTTTGTGTCTATCGATGCATCAGATGCAGGTAATCCTATATTCCCATACATATGCGGTTCTCAACTTTATTCTAAAGCAGATGAGTGGAACTACAGTCAGAATGCTGTTCAAACAAATATTCCATTAGGTGTTGTTAGATTTAGAGATCCATATGAAGATGTTGACATCGATATTGATCGTCAACCAAACCAAGATACTGATATTCTTGTAACTGAATTTGGTGAGGAACTTATCTTTGAAATTGAAGATACAAACCGTGATGGTGTTATCAATAATTTAGAAGATAGTACACCTATTAATATTGCAGAAGAACCTGTACTTCAGTTATTCGATTACTATCCTAAAGTTTCTACTAGATCAGAAGTTGATATTGACATTGAAACTACGACTAAATTTGAGGATGCTCAAGTTGATGGATTTGTGGTAGAGAATCCTGGTATTTCTTATAAAGTAAACGATAAACTATACTTTGATAATACAGATACAGAAGGATTTGGTGCTTCTGCTAAAGTTGACTCAGTTAAAGGTCTTTCAATATCTGGTTATTCTTCATATATGGCGAATGATATACCTTATGGTCGTATCACTACTCCTTCAGAACACGAATTGCGTATTGGTGATGAAGTTATCGTTACCAGTAATCCTATATTAGATTCTACAAATAAAACTTATAGAGTTAAAGTTATATCTGGTGTTGAAGAATTAACAATTACACAGAATGGTGTTGGTTATTCTTCTGAACTACCTCCAACCTATGAGTTGATTACTGACACAGGACAAGATTTCCAACTTTCTCTGGTTAGAACTGATGCAGGTGGTGTTTCACAAGCAAATATTATCAACTCTGGTTCTGGATACAGTGCTTCTAATCCTCCACAGATCAGAGTATCACATCCACAGAGATATAAGAAAGCAACTTACTTCTTATCCTTTATTAAAGAAGCAACTGGTATTCTTTCAGTAAATGACGTTAGAGTCGCTGATGACCGTACTATCTACGTTGTTGGACAAAGAGATATAACTGGTGGTGATACTTGTGGTGTTCTTGCTAAGTTCAACAGTGATGGTCGTTTACTTTGGCAGAGAACCTTAGTTCCTACAGTTCCAAATGCTAATCCCAAGTCACTAAAATGGAATTCACTATATGTCGAAAACAGCAATCCTCATAATATCTACGTTATTGGTGAAACTGTTCCTAATATTACTAACTTAACTCATAACCCAGACGTTATCGTTGCAAAATATACTTCAGGATTTGATAATGCAAACAACCCTGATGGTATTCTTCAGTGGCAACGTGATATTGCAGGTATATCTGGTGCTACAAGAAGGGACTATGCTACTTCTATTGCTCTTGATCAAGATGGAAGAGTAATGATAGGTGGTTATACAGACTCTAACAGTTTGTATGCTGACGATATGTGGGTTGCTTTACTTGATATCGATGGATCTATTATGGAGAAGCGTAAAATCGCTTCTAGTGCAGTCAGTGAAAGATTACATCAGTTAAAGTGGAAGTCTACAGATAGATTCCTTTTTGTTGGTATTAACGAACCAGATAATACCTCTGACATCATTATTGGTGAAACTGTCTATGATAGTGCAACTATTGAATTAGCTTGGTCTAAGAAGATCACTAATGCATCTTACAAGTTTAAGAATCCAACATTTACTATTGATGAATATGGTTCTGTATATGTAACTGCTACTGCTGTTAATACTGATGGTAAGAATTATGGTGTTTTATATGTAAAATTTGACAATGACGTTTATACTTCTACCATACACCAAAAGATCTTTGTACCAAGTGGTACTTATCAGAGTTGTGAGAATGGTGGAGTTAAATTTGATATCTTTGGTAACGTTGATGTATCTTGTTCTGTACAGGAAGATTTCAATGCTGCTAAATCTGTAACTCTAAAGGTAGGTTGGAACACAGGTACCGCTATTAATTCTACAGTTCTATCAGAAACAAGTGGTATTGGTTTCAAACCTGTTGCAGTATCTAATGATAACTCAGGTGATACTATTGTTGTTGGTAATAAAGTTGAATCTGACCAACTTGCAATCTTTAACTGGGATACTGCTGATAACTTATTTGATGAGACATATAATGACACTTTAAAAACTGGTACAAACAAACAGTGGTATGCTACTGGTAACGCTGTAATTGATGACACTAAGAAATTTGCTGGTGCATCTTCTATTAAATTAGATGCTGCTAACTCTCTTGCACTTCAGTATGGATCAGATGTAGCAACCAGTTGGACTATGGAGGGATTCTGGGCACTAGGATCTACTCAGTACGCTGCTGCTAATACAAAACCAATATTCTATACATCTACTGATAATGCAGGTAACGTTGTTAAATTTGGTCTTGATGCTGATCAAAGTAGTCCCAACTACGGTAAATCATTTATAGACATCTCAGGTACAACTACATTCTCTGCTGCATCTGTATACTTTGCTGTACTTAATAATGAAGTATTCATTCACGTAGCAGCAGTTAAAGAACGTGTTGGAGTTGGAGATTACAAATATAGATTCTTTATTAATGGTATTGAAACACAAGTTCTTACAAGTACCACAATTGATGTTAATTTAAAAGATGCTAGTGTGGGTCCTGATGGAACACCTGGTTCAGTCAATAACTGGATTGGTTGGATTGACAACATAGTCATCTCACCGACCGCCAAGTATGTTGAAGCGTTTACTCCCCCTGATACACCGATTCTTGGTTCTAATAGTATCAGTAAAGGTTTCTTATACAAGGTTGACAAAGATAAAACACAGTTAGGATCATTTACTCTTAACGATGTTGAATCAGGACATCAGATAACTCTTGCTTCTACATCTGCATATACATTCAATACTCAAGCAGTAACGCTGAATCCTTGGACAATAGGTCCTGCTGGTATTCAAATCCTTGACTATGGTGATGTAGTAGCACAGCACGTACCTGGTGTATTTACAGTCACATCTACAGATCAGTCTTACGCTAATAAAACTTCTACTATTCCTACACCAGGTGGTAAGAAATTACTTCTTACAACTACTGTTGTACCAAAATACTACTTCAAGGATGCAACATATACACAAATTGACCTTGTTAAGACAATATCATTTAATCAACCAGCTACATTCACTAAAGGTGCTACATTACAACAGTATTCAGTGATTGGTGGTTCTGATGTTATATCTGCGTATGGTCAAATTGTTGAAGTAGGAGCTAGTTCTGTCAAGATTGGTAAGATTATTGGTACATTTGATAACACAAAACTACTAAAATCAACTGCTAATGACATAAATGAACTAGAAAGGAACTTTACAGAAGAAAAAACAGAAACACAATGGGCAACTAACTTCAATTACACTGTTGGAGATGTAGTTTATAACGATAAAAAACTCTATACTGCACAAACAACTGGTGTTTCAAGTACAATTGCACCTGTACATACAACTGGAGTTGTTTCTGATGGTGCTATTAACTGGGCTTATACCTCAGCATCAGGCATATATGTTGTAGATCTTGCAAATACATCTTATAATGGCAGTACATTAGCAACATTTGCTTCTTGGAAAGCATTCTCAGCGTCTGATTACACTATTAAGATTGAAGAAATCTATGATGACTCCAACTTTATTAAAGGAGACACCATTGATGCTGATGCTGTCAACCTACAATTTGCTGTTGATGCTACTGGTAAGATAGCAACCTTCACTGGACTGCTTGGTGTTAAGAAGATATCTTTAATTGCAAAACTTAATAAGGACGTAATTCCTTCTGGATCACTTACAAACACTGATTTAGTATATTGTTCTGCTGCAAGTAGACATAATTTCGAACTTAATGACATTATATTCACTGAAAACTTTGGTACTAATGATTATAATGGTTCATTCTTCGTAGAAGAGATATTTAATTCTAGAGACTTCAGTTTCCGTCTAAGAAGCACTGCTGTACAAGATCCTACCTTTGCTGGAACTGGATCTTCAGTAGCTAACGTCAATATTTACGCTAAACATCCTAAATTCCTCTTTGTTAGAGGTCATCAGTACATTTTTGACCTTGATGATGCTTCTAACTTAGGATATTACTTGTCATTCTCTAAAGATAACCAGTATAAACTGGAATATCCTTTCATTAATATCGTTAGAGAAGGTACACCAGGTTTCACTGATGATGATTCACCAACTCCATTGGTTAAATTTATCATTAACGAAGACGTTACTAATATTTCATACTACTTTGACCCTTCTAGAACAGGTGCAAACTCTCCTGTTGGTGAAGGATCATTCATTGACGTTATAACTTCACCTTATCAAGGTACATTTAGAGTAACTGGTACAAGTAACGGTGGTAAAACATTCGACTTCAGACTATTAAATGAACCAGAAAAAACTACTGGTGCTGTGGGTAATGATGAATTTGGTCTTCCTCGTTCTACTTACTCAACAACATCAATTAAGGCTATCGGACCTATTTCCGCTATTAAACTGGTAAATCCAGGTGGATTCTATCAGAAACTACCAATCGTTACAGATATTGCTTCTAACAGAGAAATTGAAAAGGTTAGAGTTACTAACGGTGGTACTGAATATGTAAATGGTGTCTATTATAATGTTCCTATCTCTGGAGACGGTGAAGGTGCTATGTGTAACATCACAGTTACTGATGACGGTGACTTTACTGGTGTTATAACTGATGTTACTTTAACCTCAGCAGGTAAAGGATATAAAACTGCAACTATTGATGTAGATGCTATACCAGGTATTTTAGGACCTCTACTTGCAGGTTCTGGTGCAGTACTAGATGTTGTGATTCCTGATGAAGGTTCAGGTGCATCTGTATTCTTACAAGGTAAATCAATTGGTAAGATCAAGAAACTTAAGAACAATGAATTTGGTTTCGGTTATTCTCACGACTATACACTAAAACCTGAAATAACTTTCCCTGTAAACCTTCAGTTGTTTAATACCGCTTTACTAGCACAAATCAAGATAACTGACCCAGGTTCTGGTTATACTTCAACACCTGCTGTTGTAATCGAAGGTGGTGGTGGTTCTGGTGCTAGTGCTGAAGCAATAGTTAAGAACAACAGACTTTCCGAGATCATTATTAAAGATCCAGGTGCAGGTTACAGTTCTGAACCAACAGTTACACTTAAATCAGAATTTAACTACGTTGTTAACGTTGATTTAGGATATCTACAGTTCAACTTCCCACACGGTATAACAAACGGAGCAGAAGTAACATTAAGAGCAGAGGATCTTGGATCTACAGTCGGTATTCTACCAAAACCTAGTTCAGCAGGTTTGGTCAGTCTATCTTCTTCCCAGACATACTATGCTATTGCAGGTCAAGCAAATGGTCTTGAATCTGATCAGTTACGTATCTCTCTAACACAGTTAGATGCTGAATCTGGTTCTTACATTACATTCCTAACACAAGGTGAAGGTAGACAGATACTTCTTACTGAGGTATTTGGTGGTCAAGCAACTGCTATCGTTGAAACTTCTAGATTCCTTGCAGGTGAACTTGTTTATCAAGGTACTTCACTTCAACTTGCATCTGCTACAGGTTATGTTTCTACTAACGAAGGTTGGCAGATCGGACCTAGAATCCTTAAACTTGAAAACTATGACGGTGTATGGAATCCTGGTGAAAGAGTAACTGGTGAGGTATCACGTGCTTCTGGTTTGATTGATAACCTTTCTATTGCAAGAGGTACACTTGAAATTGCATCTCTAACCAATACACCAGGTCAGTTTATCGATGACGTTGGTAAACCATCTGAAATTGTTCAGAAGATTCAAGATAGTTACTTCTATCAGAACTTCTCCTATGTTATTAAGTCTCAAACACCTATTAACCAGTGGAGAAAACCTGTACTAGAAACAAACCACCCTGTTGGATTTAACCTATTTGGTGAACTATCAATCACTGGTGGTAAGGATATATCTGGAAGAAAGGTTGTATCTGACCTTATTAAAGAAGTTAATATTAATAGTTTCACTAATATTAATAAAATTACATCATTTGCTAACGCACAACCAATTTATACTCAGTTTAATAACACTGAAGTCTTATTCAGACAGAAGAGACTTACTAACTCTGAGGAAATTCTAACTTCTATCGTTAAGAAATTAGATGATATTTCTGAGGACTTTGATGGAATTAGAACTCAATTCCCTCTTAATGTAGAGGGTGGAAGTATTACAGCAGCAGATAATCAGATGTTTGTCTTGATTAATGGTGTTGCACAGTCTCCTAGCGTAGCATTCTCAACTTCAGGACCTTCAGTTGTCTTTACTGAAGCACCGAAAGCACCTTCTAGAATTAAGTTTAGAAAGGTTACACTAGCACAAAAGATAATCACAAGACTAACATTTAGTAGTATTGGTGGTATTTTCCCATTACTAGGCAATACAGTTCGTGGTATAGTTTCTGAAGCAACTGCAACTGTAATTGACTCTGGTACTAATTACATTGACGTTATTGATGGAGAAGGAACTTTCCAAATCAATGAAAATGTTCTTAATAGTGCCACAGGATTTAACTCTGTTCTTAGCGATGTTTCTCCTCAAACTTCTAAGACTATCTACGAACAAGGTGAAAGAATTACTAACCTACAAGGTAAGTTTGCTGTTATTGAAGAAAATAACCTAGATGATGGTACTGTTACTAATTTACTTGTTGTTTCTCGTACATCTGGTACTGCTGAGTTTGAAACTGGTGAATTTGATTTAGGATTTAACGATATAATTTATTCAGCACGTTCTAAGATTGCAGCAACTATTCAGTCTATTGCACCTTATCAGGATGAGGTATCTAATCAAATTATTGATACAGTTGATCTATCTCCTTCATCTTCCTTCTTTGGTCTTGTATTCCAGAGGGTTCCTTCAATTACTTTCCCGAACGTTATCCTTGATAATATTTCAGAGACTGTTATTAACCCAACTGAACTTTATACTGAAACAGTTAATAACCAAGACTTCCTAGACTTTGAGAATGTACGTAACCAAGAGGTTAGACTTTATAACCAATCTGGTACTGCATTTGTTGCTGGTGATAAATTACGTCTTAAGAAACTATACTTTGGTAACTCTTCACTAAGAAGGGGACACGATGTACGTACATTTAACGCTGCTGAGGCTCTAACACGTAATGCAAGATTTATTGCAGAAGAATCCGTGGGAGCAATGTTGGCTTTCTACCCCTCCTTTAGCATTCAAACTGGAAGAAACGCAGATTGTGAAGATGATATCGTAGATGCTCTTACTATGATGGCGTGGCAGTTAGAGTTTGATGGTAACTCTGAAGTATTTGATATTGCTAATACTTACGTTCAAGGTGGCGGTGTATATCACGTAGATGGTGAAGTACCTCAAACTGTTTACGCAATGGAACAGGCACGAGATCTAGCGATCAAGTGTATCAATATGGTGACTATTAATACTGTACATACTTCATTACAGCAATGGAAAGATTTAACCGTTACTGGTGAGTATAGTGTTACTGATAACTCTCACGGTGATGCAAGAACAATGATTCTTGCTAACAAGTGGTATATCGCTCACGAAGCATTGTACTATGCTAAACAGCAGAATCCTGGTTATACAGTATCTGGTGGAGATGAGCATTGTCTTTCTGATATTGTTGATGTTCTAGAAGCATTAGGATATAACACTGCTCACGGTGGTAATGACTTTGTATATGAAGCAACTGATAGAATTCTTCATTATGGTGTTACTTCTGGAGACAGAGATACCATCGTAAATGCGATGACTAAAGCCAGAGATATGGCAATCGCTGTTATGAGAAATACTGCTGTTGCAAAACAAGATACTTCACACGGTTGGACACAGTTTACTGATGCAACTCTAACTGCATCACTTGAAAGTCCACTTTGTGCAACAGTTGAGGCAACAATAACCACGTTGATGAATTTACTGATTAATGCCCTCGGTACTACTGCATCACCTGGTACAAGAGCAGCATTCTTAGCTGGTCAAACTAGAACAGAACCAAGTACAGCACTATTATCAGTTCCTGATGCTAATGCTTGTGTAAACCAGACATCTGCTATTACAAACTACTTCAGAATAATTACTGATACATTACAGGATCCTACAGGTGCTGATAAAGTAACTTATCCTTGGTCTACAAGTAACTTACAAAGAGTTGCACCTCCATACTCATTTGTTGACACTGAAAATCTTAAATCTATTAAGCACGCTTATAAAGATAAGTCATCTGGTGGATTCTTCGTCTTTGGTGAGACAGTTACAGGTATCACATCTGGAAACACTGCTGAGATCATCGGTTCCAATGCAGGTAATAAGTGGATCTATACTAAGAACCCAACTGGTGCATTTACTGCTGGAGAATACATTACTAATAGTCTCTTAACTAATACTAATGTAGTTGTAGATAACTTAGATTATGCTGTTGGTACTGGATCATTAGAATTTAACGGTAGTGCATACTTAACATATCCTGCAACTGAAAATGTTGCTTTTGGAGATGGTGCTGGTGCTGCTGGTGACTTTACTATTGAATTATGGGTCAAGGTTACTGCTGTTAATACTAACCAAGTTCTTATTGACTTTAGAACTGCTGCTGGTTCTACAACCGAAGCATACTTAATCATTGTTAATAACACTGTTCGTTGGAACACAGGTAATGTTGATAGAATTACATCGTCTGCTAGTTTACAAGCAAATACTTGGACACATATCGCTGTAACACGTAACTCTGGTCTAACTAGACTATTTGTTGGTGGTTCAAAAGAAGGTGTTGATTATACAGACGCTACAAACTATGGCAATATGCCAGTTAAGATTGGTGCGAACGTTGCTGGTTCTCTACCAATGACAGGTCATATTGAAAACTTGATGATTAAGAAAGGGATTGCTGAATACAGTTCTAGCTTTACTCCAAGTGCAACATATGATTCTGGAGACTTACGTCTAACATTTGGATTTGATGGTGAAGCACCTATTCCTCTTATTAAAGGTGAAATTTATGCTACATTCCAACAAACAATAACATCTCAATGTTCTGCTGATGGTGTAGAACTATGGCGTGATGAGATTATGACTGAAGAGATTGATCTTGCTCGTGATACTTATAGAGATTGTGCAGATATAATTGAGAAGAATAAGTATTGGATTGCTGAGGAAGCTATCGGAAGAATGAAGGCGAAGTATCCTGACTTTATCATTCCTGGTGATACTGGTATATCTGATCAAGGTACTAAGACTTGTTTAAGAGATACTTACGAATATATTATACCTGCTATCGTTGCTGATCTTAAATACGGTGGTAACTATAATACTATTGTTGCAGGTAGAGGATATCTTGCTAACCAACAAGGTCAGTTAGCACACGTTAATGGAGAACTTCTCCAGTCCATCTATGCTTGGAGAGAAGTTGGTAAGTTATGTAATACTGTTATCACTGCTAACGCTGATGATCTAACTGGCGTATATACAACTCGTATTCGTGTTCCTAATTACTTTGCATCACCAGCCTCCAGTACAATCACTACTTACATTAGTGATATTATGGATGATCTTCTTGATGTTCTAGGTCCTACAGGTCACAGATATAGAGACGGTGCTGATCTATTGTACTTTAATAGAAAGGCAATCGCTGAAGAAACAGTGATGTGGTTGGAAGAAAAATACAACATAATGATTGGGTTTAATACCGCAGATAAACTCACTATACCTGGTGGATCTGTAGGTACCAATAAGTGTATTCGTGACTTGAGAGACCACATTATACCTGCGATCTCAGGAGATTTACTTACTGGTGGTAATGCTAATATTCAAGGAATTATAGATTCTTATTTAAGTTCATCTGATAATATTTCTTACGTTGAGACAGAACTACTACCAATGCTTGATGCTATTGGTTATACTAAGTGGTTAATGGAGAAAGCATTACAGAACTGTTTGGTTGGTAGATCTGAAAACGTCGCTAATATTACAGGTATGACTCCACTGACTATAGATGATCTATTCCAGTTGCAGTATACAGACATTCCAGTATTCCGTAAAGAAGTTTCTGCTGATGACAACTTTGCAGAGCAACCTCTTGATCCTCAGATATATGCAGGATCACAACGTGCTTTAGATGCTGCTGATCTAATCAATACTAATAAGAGAGCGATTGCTGAGGAAGCAGTTGACTTAACAATCAAAACAGAAGCATTCAAACATTATGGATTTAGAGTTCCTGGTGGAAAGGTTAATTGTGAAGATGATATTGTTGATATTCTAGAAGGTGTTGTTCACGATCTTAGATTTAACTCTAACTCTAAGACTTACGATGCTGCATTATTGTATCTTGATTCTGAGAATGGATTGAAGCACGTTAAAGATCAACCTGCTGAAACACTCTTTGCTATGAAGATGGCAAGAGATATGACAGTTCTCGCGATTCAGAACCGTCTTGGATTTAAACCATATGCAACATATGCTCCAGCTGGCGGTGGTGCTACTGGTGGAGAGGGCTTTGCTGGCGGTGGTGCTATTGTAGAACCACGTGATACTTACTACGAAAACGCTTCTGGTAACAAGGCATATAATGCTGCTGATGAGATTAGAAATAACTTAAGATTCATTGCTACCACTGCTGTTGGACGTGCTGTACAGCAGTATCCTTCACTAGCATTTGGTGGATATGGTTATCAGTCTTGTGTTGATGACTGTGTTGATATTCTAGAGTCATTAGTATTCAACTTATCACACGGTGGTAATAACAAGATGTGGTATGCCACTGAGTTTTATATCACTGATGCTAATGCTATTCAACACGTCAATAACCAAGCAGCTGAAGTTAAGTACGTATTCGAACAAGCACGTGACCTTGCTATTGCAGTAATGAGACAGCAGTTGATCACAACTAACGGTTATACCGAAGGTGATGCGATCTATGATCTTGATATTACTATTGACCAAGCAAGTGGAACTGCTAAACATACACCATCAAATGCAACTTATAATCCTAATACTGGAGACTTAGTTCTTACTATCACTGGTTCTCATTCAATTACTACAAGTGATACTCTTAGAATTGATACTAATTCATTAGTCTTTACTTGTGATCAAGATGATCATCAAACTTTACACCCATATCCAAGAGCAACTGATCCTGCTGCATTAGCAATTCTTCCTATTACTGCTGTAAGTGGACAGGATATTACAGTCAATGTTGGTATAACACAGAGAATTAACTTTGATGCAAAGGATTCTACTTATGATCCTGAGACAGGTCTATTAACTCTTGATATTGGATCACACAATCTAAGAATTGGTCAATCACTTAAGATTCTACAAGATGAACTACTATTCCGTTGTTCACAGGATAATTACAGAACTATTCATAAGTATCCTCGTATTACTGACCCAGTAGTTGATAAAGCAATTGATATTGAAGCTGTCGGGACTACATTCCATACTGCTACATTTGCTTCTTGGAGACCTGACAGTGCGTTCTTAAGTATTACTATTCCTAATCACGGATTCAAGAATGGTGACAGAGTTAGAATCTCTAATCATTCTATGACATTCACTTGTTCTATGGATCAGCATTATAGTAAGAAGACTTATCCAAGACTTTCTGATGCTGCAAGTGGATTATTCCTACCAATTTCTAATGTAACTAGAAACAATTTTGATGTGAACATTGGTAAGAGTCCTATCAAATACTTCACACCATCTCAAGCAAACTACAACCCAACTACAGGTGCACTAGAACTTATTCTTGGAAACCACGGTTTGACTGCTGGTACTCACATCAAGATAGCAGATAACTCTCTAACATTCACTTGTGATGAGGACGATAACGCTACTTATCACACATACCCAAGAACACAGACTGTACAGGTTACTCCAACAGATGCTTCTTACAATCCTGTTAATGGTCACCTAACAGTTACTGTTGCTAATCACGACTTTAAGGTTGGTGAGTTTGTTAAGGTTGCTGAAAATGGAATCGTGATGACTTGTGATATGGACGGAAATGCTTCTGAGCATCCATATCCACGTAAGAAGGATCCAGCATATGATTCTTGGATGGAAATTGCAGCAATATCTACAAACACATTTACATTTAAGGTTGGAGAATCTCCTCAAATAAGTTTCACACCGACAGATGCGGTTTACACCCCTACTACTGGTGATATGAAACTCACTATTGGTACTCACAATCTACAAGCTGGTACTGCATTGAAGATTGAAGAAAGTGGAATCGTATTCAGTTGTGCACAAGATAATCACGCTACAGAGCATCCTTATCCACGTAGTACTATTCTTACTGCTCCTAATATTTCCAACGCTATGTATGATCCAGCGGCTGGTTTATTAACAGTAACAACTGCTGCTGTTCACGGCTTCACAGATGGCGATAAAGTTAAGTTTGCTGATAATGCTATTACATTCACTTGCTCAATGGATAGTAATGCAACAAATCATCCATATCCAAGATCAACTGACCCTGCATCTGGTAAGTGGTTAGAAGTTGATGTAACTAGCACAACTGAGTTTACTTGTAACGTAGGTAGGACACCTAGTGTTGTATTCGATCCTTCAATGGTCGTTTATGATCCTTCTACAGGTATTATGGTTATGACCATTGGTGCTCACGACTTAACAGTTGGAACATCTGTAAGAATCGCTAATAATTCAATTACATTTAAGTGTGCTCAAGATAACTACGCTACTGATCACTCTTATCCTCGTTCTACTGACCCATTCTATGATACTTCTTGCCCAATCACTGCTGTTACTGACACCACAATTTCAGTACAAGTTCTAAGTACAGTTCCATCTACAAACGTAACTGCTCATACTTGGCAACCACCTGCTAAGTTGACACCAACTAATGCAACTTACAACCCAAGTACAGGGGTTATGGAAGTTACTGTTGCTAATCACGGTTTAATGAATGGTGAGCACATCAGAATCGATGAAAATGCTTTCACATTCACTTGTAATCAAGATAGTAATGCTACTAACCACGCATATCCAAGATCAACTGACCCTGCATACCATCAGTTCTTACCAGTTTCTAACGTAACTCAGAATACATTCCAAGTTACTGTTCTTGCTGTAACACCTTCTACTAATACTACAACTCACGCATTTGTAAGTGCTGTTTCTGATAGCATTACTAGAGGTGTTGTGAGAAGCGGTGGTATTTACACTCACGCATTTGTAAGTGCTGTTGCTGGATCTCTTTCATATAAGAAAGACCAAGCATTTGATTCTTCAGTTACTATTAAGCACGAAGGTACTCCTTTAACTCCTACAGGTGCTTCTTATAGTGGAACTACTGGTATTTGTCAGATTACTAGCAACAATCACGGATTAATTGATGGTGATTATGTCAAACTAAGAGATGGTGCATTGACATTTACTTGTGCTGAGGATAGCAATGCAACAAACCATCCTTATCCAAGACACACTGATTTAGCATCTAATAAGTGGTTAAAAGTAACTAACGTCACTCAGAATACTTTTGACATTCAAGTACTATTCTCTATCCCATCTACTAACCAAACTGCTCATTTATTTGTTTCTGGTTTAACTGATGGAATCGTTAAGAAGGACGATACAATTACTGTTAATGTTGGTGCAACTACTGCTGGTAACTACGAGCATAAGTTCTTATATGCAGAACCTGCTGCAATCAAGACTGGTGGTAATTACAACCACGTATTTAAGTCAGCGTTGCCATATTCTATTACTAAGTCTAAGGATCCATCATACAGTAATGTATTGACAATCGATGGTGCAACTTCAACTTCAATCACAGTTAATGTTCTTCCAGCAGTACCTTCTACTAACGAAACATCTCATACATTTATTTCTGCTTCCAATAATGCTATTACTACTGGTGGTCAGTATGTTCATAAGTTTATTGAAGCACAACCTGATGGTATTGAATTAGAATCTGGATCAATTACAGTTAATGTTGGTACAACACCTGCTGTATTCTATAGTGTTGCTGATGCAATCTATGATGGTGAAACAGGTGATATGGAACTTATGGTTGGTGCACACGAACTTCTTGAAGGAACAAGTATCAAGATTCACGATAATGCATTGACATTTACTTGTGATATGGATGATCACGCTTCTGAGCACGTTTATCCTCGTTTAACTGACCCTGCTGCAAACACTGCTTTAGTAATGAAGGAAGCAGGTTCCACTTCTCATACTGTTACTGATGCATCTTACAATACTATAACTGGTGATATGACCTGTACCCTTAATGGTCACGGTCTAAAAACCTCAAGAACACTCTCTCCAACCTTTGCTAAGTTTGATCCTACAACAGGTGATATGGAAATATATTCAGTTAATCACGGTATTACTGATGGAGAAAGTGTCAAACTTGCTGATGGTGCTGTTACATTTAGATGTGCTAAAGATCAATTCAGTTCAACTCATCCATATCCAAGATCAAGCGATCCTGCATCTGATCAATTCCTAGTTGTTAAACACGCTTCTCAAAATAGATTTACAGTTAACGTTGGTACTGGAGAAACTGGTGGTGCTATCTCTGACCAGAGTGAGCATAGATTCCAAGCATCAGTTCCTAATAGTATTACTGTTGCTCCTAATATGGTTAAGTTTGATCAGGATGCTATTACATTCACTTGTACTAAAGATAGTAATGCTACTAACCACGCATACCCAAGAGCAGATGATCCTGTAGCTGGACATTGGATTCCAATTAAGGCAGTAACTACAAACACATTTACTGTTAATGTTGGTGTTTCAACTGCTGCTGGAAACTATCCTCACACATTCGTCAGTGCAACTACTGGTGGAATGAAACTACAAACTGGATGGGTTAAGGTTAACGTTGGTTCTACACCTTCTACTGGGTTTGATCCTGCCACTGCGAGTTTCAACGCAATCACAGGTATTATGACTCTTGGTTTGGGTAATCATTACTTCAATAGATTTGATAATATTAGAGTACAACCTGAGTCATTAATATTCACTTGTGGTTTAGATAACAATGCAACGAATCATCCATATCCTCGTTCTACTCTCATCGAATCTACTCCTAGTGATGTAGATTATAATCCTTCTACTGGATACTTAACTATCACACAGAATAATCACGGATTCTCTAATGGTGATTTTGTAAGATTCAAGGAAAACGCATTCACATTTACTTGTGATATGAACGGTAATGCTGATAATCATTCATATCCTCGTACAACTGATCCAGTTTATGATAAGTGGGTTACAGTTGAGAGTGTTCAAGCAAATACCTTTAATGTATTTGTAGGTAAGACACCTACTACTGGATTTGAACCATATGCTGTAGATTATAATCCTTCTACTGGATTGATGAAGATGACTATTGGTGAGCATAAGTTTACTACAAGTCAGAGCATTCGCATCGCTGCGATGTCATTGAACTTCCGTTGTGATCAGGATGGTCAAGCTACAGACCACTTATATCCAAGATCTACTGACCCTCTATATCAAACTTCAGTACCTATCTCTGCTGTTGACGATACAAGTATTACTATACAAACTCTTGCATCTGCACCTTCAACTAATATAACCACTCACGTTTGGCAACCTCAAGTTGGTATTACTCCTACTGGTATTGATTATGATCCTGTGACTGGAATGATGACAGTTACTTGTTCTAATCACGGATATAACGAAGGAGATATGGTTAAGTTTGCTGAGAACGGAATTACATTTACTTGTGATAAAGATAGTCACGTTTCTGATCACCCATACCCACGTAAGACAGACCCTGCTTGGGATAAGTGGTTACCAATTGAAACTGTAACTGGTACAACATTCAGAGTTAAAGTTCTTGACAATGTTCCTTCCACTAATATTTCTACTCATACATTTAAATCTGCTGTTGCTAATTGTATAACAAGAGCAACTGTTAGAGGTGGTGGTGTTTACAATCATACTACTGTGTCTATTGCTTCTAATAGTATGGAGCATAAGAGAGATCCATTCTATCAGAGAGGAATCAACATTGATCAGGTTGAAGAGACAACTCATACAGTAACCAATGCTTCATACAGTCCATCATCAGGTGTGATGAGACTTACAATACCTAATCATAATTTCACTGCTTCCACATCTCATACTGTAACTGATGCTCTTTATACACCTGCTGACAGTATGTTGAGATTGACTATTGCAGGTCACGGATTCAAGGAAGGTGACAGAATTAGAATCGCTGATAATTCTATTACATTTACTTGTGATCAAGATAGTAATACTACTAATCATTCATATCCAAGATCAACTGATCCTGGTAGTGGTGCTTGGTTAGTTGCAACTAAGGTAAGTACAAATCATTTCCACGTTAATGTTGGTAACTTCTTTGGTAGAGGTCCGATTTCTAATCAGACAACTCACTCATTTGTATCTGCAACTGCTAATGGTGTAGAGAAAGCAAATGATAAAATCAAGATGGCAGAAAACTCAGTTACATTTACTTGTGCTAAAGATGATAATGAAACTCTCCATCCATATCCTAGACAAAATGATCCTGCATACAACGAATATCTACCTATTTCTGATGTAACTACTCACGAGTTTGATGTATTTGTTGGTCGTGCAAACTTAGATCAGACTGTTCATCAGTTCTACTCTGCAACAGATAACGGAGTTACACATCCTACTGGAAATATTACAATCAACGTTGGTATTTCTTCTAACACTACAACTCACAACTACGTTACCACTACTACAACTTACGATATAACTGGAGCGACCTACAGCCCAACTACAGGTGTAATGACGCTGACCATTCCTAATCATAAGATGTATGTGGGTGAGTACATTTATCTTGCTGATGGTGCTGTTACCTTTAGTCAAGGTGCTTTACCAAATTCAAATGATGAAGTAAGTGGAAGAATGATTCGTGTACAAGGTGTAATTTCTGATAACCGCATTCTTATTGTTTACGGAACTAATAGTAATACTGCATCTTGGTCATATCAATCTGCTACTGCTGGTGCAGTTACTAAACCTAAGATTCTTGGTGGTGGTGTTTACAATCACAAGTATGTTAGTTCTACTGGTATGGCAGTTCGTGGTGGTGGACATTATACTCACCAATTCGAAGGTCCTGCTAAGACAACTGTTACTGACGCTGCATACAATCCTACTTCAGGTGTTATGACTGTTACAGTTCCTAACCACGGTTGGGAAACTGGAGATGGTGTTATTATCGATGACGATTCTATCGTATTCACTTGCACACAAGATAGTGGTGCTACTGAACATCCATATCCAAGATCAAAGGATCCTGTAAGTCGTCAGATTCTTACAATTTCAAATGTAACTACTAACACATTTGATGTACAGGTTCTAGCAACCACACCTTCTACAAACACAACTACTCATACATTTGTAAGAGCAACTAAGCACGGTATCAGAAGAGCTGCTATTCACACTGGTGGTGCTTATAATCACATCTTTGTTAGTTCTACAAATGATTCTCTAACATCATATGTTGGTGGTGGTGCTGCTCGTTGTCAAAACGAAGCATCTGCTATTACTACATTAATGAATATTCCTATCAATCTATTTGGTAGTGGATCAGCTAATCCAAATACTTACATAAGTGGTATTACTAGAACTCTACCGAAGGAGTGGCCACTAACAGGTGAACGTGCAATTCAACGTGATATTTCAATCACATATGATAGTGGATCTGGTGACTGTGCAACTGAAGCATCTACAATTAGTACATTATTTGGATACTTAATTAATGTTATTGACACTGCTTCTAAAGGAAATGGTAACTACTTTACTAACCAATCAATAACAAGAAACGCACCTGCTCAAACTAATACACTTCTTGCTGGTGGTGGTATTTGCTATAACGTAGTTTCTGCTATGTCAACATTGGCAGACTTGTTAGAAGATACTCTTGGACAAGCTCCTGAAATGTATCGTCAAACTGCAAGACTACTATTATTGAATGACACATACGTCAGACGTGAATCATATTATAAGACAGTACAAACTTACGCAGGTTATAACGGTGACGAAGATTTCGGTGATTCAGTACGTAAAGCATTTATTTATGACTTACTCACAGACGGTAATATTGCAACAATCGACTTAGTTAATAGTTGGTTTGATGCCGAGGGTAATTTCATCGCGTATCCTGGCATCTTCAGGACACAATTAATCTTCCACGCAGACGCTGTTAAAGAAATGTGTGTCAAGATTATTAAACAGAAAGCAGATAATCCTGGTGGATATAACCAAGAGATTCCTTATGAGAATAAGGAGTATCGTCCTACTGAGACTGCTGAACACAAATTACATCAACTATATCATATAATTGACGTTGCACTTAACCGTTCTACATTCCCATCAATTTACTTGAAGTTTAACTTTGATGTTGGTGCTCAGGTTAATCAGAATGGTTCACTTGATGCTCCTGATGGACACAACTTCGAAGCATATGATCGTGTAACTTATACAGTTCTTGGTACTGCTATTGAAGAATTAGATCGTACAACTTATATCATTCACCCAGACACATCAGAGAATCTAATCTGGTTGGCAGAAGAGATTGATGGTGAGAAACTTACCGTACTATCTCCAGGCACACCTGGTCAGACTCACCAATTATCTGTATCTGATGAGACTGGTATCAATAGAGTTCCTACAACTTACGGTACACGTAATGTTCCTACACCTATTACTGGTGGTATCAATACTGCTGATATATTCTTCGGTGAAACTTCAGGTGCATATGGTGAAGTTATTAGAATCCAAGACAACTTAGCAGATATTCTATACGCTGTTAAGTGGATGCCACTCACACGTACAAGTGATCCTGAGACATTTGTTAACGGTGAAGAAGTTGTTAAGACTGGTGCTACTGGTAACAAAGGAACTATCCTCGCTACAGACAATGCAACATATGTGAAGATTATTATTACTGGTGGAAACATTCAATCTGGTGATGCAATCGAGGGATCTACCTCTGGTGCTACAGGTAATATTGGATCTGATATTCACGATCGCTTATTGATCAACATCAAGCAAGGTGATTTCATTGCTACTGATATACTTTATGCTAAGAATGCTACAAGTAAGGCAGAAGCATTGATAGTACGTAATAACGATGGTGCTCTACTTGATAACCAATCTGGACGTGTCACATTTGACATTGAATCTGTTAAAGGTCAATTCAATAGTGGCGATGTTATCTACGGTTCTGTTACTGATCAAATCATCGAGATTGAAGGATTTAATATCCTTCCTGGATTTGGAGAATATATTCACTCAACATTCATAACAAGATTTGAATATGCATCATTAGTTACTGACTTCGGTGTTGATGATACCTTTAAGGTTGGTGATACATTACAATTACAGAACGCTGGACAATCTGTAGGACATACATTTATTGTTACTGAACACGATGCAGACAATAATTACGTATACCTTGCAAATGAAGAAGGTAGATACGTAGGTATTGGTGAAGATTTAACTGTAATCCAAGGTGATACTGCATATCAACTTGCTAAGATTCCACCTGGATCTAACTTCCCAAGCGTTACAACTTCTGCAATAACTACAGTAAATATTTCAAACACAACTGCTTATGGAAAGATTGAAAAAATTGAACAAATCGGTCTACGTGCGATCATTCACCTTGGTGATACTTCTGGAACATTCGTTAAGAACGCTCAAATCATCGGTGATTATGGATTCAGAGGTGCTTGTTCAGTTGCTAAGACTTTACGTGGACGTGTTAGAAGGTACTTCAGAGGATTCGATGGAGAAACTAAGAACTTCAAGTTAACACAAACAAACGGTACTGCATACTTCCCAGATCCAGCAGGTCATATGATGATCTTCGTGAACGGTATTCTACAACCACCAGGCGGTAGTAACGCATTCACTGCATTCTCTGACAACATTCAATTCACTGAAGCACCTGCAATTAACTCTACCTTCCACGGTGTGTACGTAGGTAAGTTAAGACAGTTGGATGACATCTCATTCGACTTCGATTCATTACGTAACTCATTCAACTTGAAGTTAGGTGGAGTGTTCTACTCCTTGACACTAACTGAAGGTGTACAGTCAAATACAATTAGACCTGAAAACAACATCATCTGTCAGTTAAATGGTGTTATTCAGGAACCAGGCATCGGTTTTGAGATCGTTGGTTCACGTATTATCTTCTCTGAAGTTCCTCGTGCTGGTTCAACATTCGTTGCATTCTCCTACATTGGTTCTGATGTTGACGTTATTGCTGCAACAGTCGTACCACCAATCGAAGCTGGTGACAAACTAGCAATTGAAGGTGAAGAATTTGAAAGAACTGTTGCTCTGATTGAGTCTTCTAACTCACTAATTACCTTCGAATACACTGGATCTGTTCGTGGACGTAACGCTTCTGCTCTTGCAACTATCGAGAAAGGACGTATCACTGAAGCGATACTTACAAACTCAGGTGATGGTTATACATCTCGTCCAAACGTTGATGTGATTTCCTCCTCTGGTTTCGGTGGTAAGATTAAAGCACTCGTTGGTCTCGCACGTATTGATGTTAAGAATGCGGGTCAAGGTTACTCACATCCATCGATTGAAGTTGCTACTACAGTCGCAGACGACTTCTTAGGACCTATAGGTGCTGGTGTTAACGGTGGTATCGATATTTACGATCCTAATTACATTCCACCTGGCGAAACTGAGGCAGTTGGTGAAGCATTTATAACCATTGAATCACAACCTGTTAACACAACAGTTAACCAAGGTGATCCTGCATCATTCACTGTGATCGCATCCACAACACCTGCTGGTGGCACTATTAACTATCAGTGGCAGAAGAAGGATTATGGTACTAACGCTTGGATAAATATATCAGGTGCTACATCACCTACCTTCAATGCTCCTGCAACTACACAGGCAGATGGTGGTGATGAATTCAGAGTCGGACTTACATCAGTCGGTGCAACTCCAACATTATCTCAATCAGCAGTTCTAACGATTAACATCGGTGCAACTACAGTTGATAACTTCAGTCCAGATCAAATCTTTGATGACAACTAATGGCAGCTCAAGGTTCCTATAATGCAGCAACAGATGTACTAACAGTAACTGGCGATGGAATGCCACATCCAGTTGCTAAGGGTACGTTCCCTAATGCAAACAATCTAAATGAAGTATCTGCGTATACTTTCAGTCACGCTTTTACGTATAGAGGTGGAGATAACACAACTGCTGGTGGTTCTATACCACTAGGTATTGTTGGAATTTCTGCCAACGGTGTTGCTTTGTTTAATCCCTCTGCTGGTAGTCTTGGAACTCCTCCATCTGGATTTAATTGGGTTGCTTCTGATGTCTTTGGTATGTACAATCCTGGTGATGATGCTGCTGGTGGTAGACCTAACGCTAATGATCAATACCATTATATTGATGGTGATTTTCTAAGTTCTTGGAAAGTTAATCAAGTGATGGGTTCTTACAATGATTATTATGGATTAAGTCAGTATCAAGGTGATAATATGCGTCACCCTGATGGACATTCTAAAATTTTAGGATTGGCATTTGACGGTTATCCTGTCTACGGTCCTTATGGATATGATTCAGCACAAGATAACACATCTCCTGTTAAAATTATGGAGACAGGTTATCAAATTAGAGAAAGTATTGCTACTAATAGACCTGCATATGGTAATACAGCAGCAAATCCTCCTAAAGGTTCTCTTGTAGAGGACTATGAATATAACGTTAGTAAATCTGGGAGACATTTAGATGTATACAATGGTCGCTATTGCCATACTCCTGAGTATCCAAACGGTACTTTTGCTTATTTCGTCACCATATGGAACGACGAAACGGAAACAAAAACACATACGGTAACTGTTACAAGTGAATCTGATGGTAACAAATATCGTCTTGATGGTGTTCTTTATCCCAACTTAACATTTATTCAAGGAAGTACATATAAGTTTATACAGGATGACTCTAGTAATCTTACACATCCTATTAGATTTTCAACAACACAACACGGTATTCACGGTGGTGGAGTTGAGTATACCAGTGGCGTAACTCACGTTGGTACACCAGGTCAACCTGGTGCATATACAGAGTTTGTTGTGCCATCAGATGCACCAAACTTATACTACTATTGCCACAACCATAATGGTATGGCTGGTACTGGTGGTGCTATTACAGTATTGCCTAATCGCTACTTGACACCTAAGTTTCCGTATATATTAGGACTTTCTTCTAAAGAGACACTAAATATACCAGCAAACCAAGGTATTGGTCAGGCAGCAGCAGGTGGTGGAGATGCTGGTGGAGGAACTCCATCCCAACCTCCTAATATTATAATTACTAATCAACCTACTAATGCAACTATTGCTGCTGGAGGATCACAATCCTTTAGTTTGATTGCTGTAATTGAACCTGAAGATGGTACTAAAGGGTACCAGTGGCAAGTTTCAACTGACGGTGGATTTGCTTGGTCTAATATATCTGGTGCAAATACATCATCATATACATTGACAGCAGCAGCCTTTATGACTGGTTACAGATACCGATGTGTCGTGACAGGTCCTATAGGTGAATCACAACAAGCACAAAACTCACCCCTTGCATCAAACCTTGTAATCCTTACTGTGACTGGTGGTACCAGTCAAACCGATACGTCCAATGTTTTGAAGTGGGACAGTAGTATTGGTAAATTCGATATGACTTCGATACCTTTTGATAGGGATAATAATAATCCCGACTTGGCGAGATCTGACGTACGTTTTGATCAAACCAATTTTGAATTCGACCTCACATAAATAAAACTGTAGAAAAACCCCACTACTATGGCTAAACAGAATCTTAATATTGGTGTAAGTGCCAATGATGGAACAGGTGATACCCTGAGAGATGGTGCTATAAAAGTTAATAATGTTATTAACGAAATGTATGCGGCTCTTGGAGATAATACAAACTTACAAATTTCAATCGGATCACCTTCGACCAACCAAGTCCTAAAATGGAATGGTTCAGTATTTACTGAAGGACAACTTGCAGCATCTAATCTGACAGACGTGGACGTTAGTGGGGTTACTAATGGACAGGTTCTTAAGTGGAATACTGCAAATGCTCGCTGGCAGCCAGGCGACGATCTACAAGGAGCAGGTGGTGGTGGATCTGCAATCAACAACCTAACCAATAATGGTTCTGGTAACGTTGTTATACAAACTCACTTATTGCCTAATAGTGATAATACATACGACTTAGGATCTCCTACATTACGTTTTAGGGATGCTTACCTGTATAACGCTTCATTATGGTTAGGCGAAACTGCACTCTCTACTGATCCTACATCTCAAGAGATGCAACGTAAGAAACGTCAAGAACATACTGTACAAACTATTGACACTGGTGCTACTCGTACCGTTCAATCTAAATTGTCTTCTGAAGACTCAACACAAGAGGAGAAGTTTAGATTGCGTTTCAATGCTATGAAAGCTGGTACTAAGTTACATATTGAAGATAGTAATGGTGCGAAGGCAGAAGTAGAATTCACTTCATTTACTGCTGAAGCAGGTGCTTCTAGAGGATCTATTCAAGTTGCTGCTGTTGGTGCTAACCAATCACAAGAACTATCTACTGCAAGTGCTGTTAAGATTACATCTATCAACCGTATGTTATCTGAAGATGAAACAGGTAAAGTTGATATTAGTGGACAAGATTTAGATTTTGGTGGTAGTAATAAACTATTCTTTGATGACTCTGGTGTTTTAGAACTTACTGGATCTAAGATTCGTTTTGGTGCTTCTGGTTCTAAGAAACTTATAGAATTTGATGGTAATGATAACCTAGTTCTTGATCAAGATACTGAGATACAATTTGGAGCAACACATAAATTGGCGATGGACTCATCTGGTAACCTGACGGTACCCGATGGGGAAATCAGGTTTGGTTCTTCTGCGAGGAAACTTAAGGTTGACTCTGATGGAAACCTTGAACTACCAGCAGATGGTGAGATCAAGATTGGAACCAAGCGTATGAAGATTGGTAGTAACGGTACTTTAGACGTTGCTAACGATGGTACTACCTTCACTGAAGTTGGTGGTGGATTCCAGACTCAGATTGGTAATGCTCCAGCTGGTGCATCTATCATTAAGGGTCACCAAAATGCGACTGTATACAAACCTTCACCTGCGTTTTTATACAGGTTTACTGCATCAGGTCAGTCTGCATACTTAGTAAACGGACCTGGCTTGCCAAGCAACGCATCCAATCCTACTACTTTGGTATTCCATAGAGGATTTACTTATGATCTTCATAACCAAGCAGGTGGTGTACATCCTTTGAGATTACAAACAACAACTGGTACTTCGGGTACTCCATATACTACAGGTATTACTGGTGATCAATCTGGTATGCAAGAATTTGTAGTTCCTATGGATGCACCAAATACCTTGTATTTACAATGTACTGCACATACTCCAATGGTATGTACTATTACTGTAAAATGATAAATGACAAGAACCGTCCCAGGCACAGGAGCAAAAATTGAACCACTCTTTAACTCTATATTTGGTGTTCGAGATGTTTATGTGGTGGATGGTGGTAGTGGCTATAACAGCTCTGATCCTCCCCACTTAAAGATATCTAACTGCGGTACTCCAATTCGAGATGCAATACTTGAACCAGTTATTGAAAACGGTCAAATTGCATCTGTTAAGGTCTTGGATCCTGGTGAAGGATATGATCCTTTTAGAATAGATGTTGAAACATCTGGAAATGGTTCAGGTGCATTTGCATCTGCTGTCTTATGGGAAACAGATCAATATGATCAGTTAGGAAATCTTCTTGCTCCTGCTGGATCAATTCAATATATACAAGTATTATCTAACGGTGACGAATACTTTTCAGATGCTACAACTGCTACTATAAAAGGTGGTGGTGGATCTGGAGCAGAATTACGTCCTGTTGTGGGATTAGTTACTGGTTTGTCTTTGGAGACTGCTGGTGCTAATTATGAGATAGGGGATGTAAACCTCATAGTCTCTGGTGGCGGGGGTCAAGGTGCTACAGGTGTTACCGAAGTCAGTGAATTTGGTATCGTTAAGAATATAACCATATCAAATCAAGGTGAGTTTTATGAAACTCCTCCTGTTATTCTATTGAATGGTGGTGGTGGATCTGGTGGTAAAGCAGAAGCAACAGTAAATCTTGGTGCTATTACTAGCATTGATATTAGTAATCCTGGTGGTGGTTATTCTAGTAACCCATCAGTTATCTTTACTAGAAATACTGATCTAACAAAACAGTCAAGAACCAGACAATCATTTAACTCAACATTATATGATATAAGTGGTCTTCTTAAAGACGTTGATGAAAATGATGAAACAGTCTTTGTTCAAACGACAGCTCCTTATCCAGGATCAGGTAAGATCCTACTTGGTAGGGAGGTTATTCGTTATACAGGAAAGACTCTTACATCATTTACTGGATGTGACCGTGCTCTAAACTTTAGATACGATCAAAAAGTTGTATTAGATACTCTCTCAGATATTGACGGTGTATCTAACTATGACTTTAATGTTGGTGATAGAGTTGTAAGAACTAATGAGAGTTCTGGTAATAAGATTGCTAGAGTATATGATTGGATTCCAGAAACACGTGCTTTATATTTGGTATTTGAGGTAGACGAACTAGCATTCATTGATGGTGGTTCTTCTAAGATGGTATCACAGGTGATTGACTTTTCTGGTGGTGTATCTGCTGCATCTGCTACAGGTGTTGAACCTCATATCTTGATTGATGCACCTGGTGAAAAGATTATTACTTTAACAGTTCCTATTCAGGATATCCCAGATAAAGCATTCCAAGATATCGCTGAATTACAAGGTTTGGGTGATGGTATCCCTGACCTGGTAAATACTAATACCGATTTCGAAGGTGAAATCAGTCTTGATGGTGGTATTGCATCATCTTTATATGGTATTGAAGAAACCCTCGGTGGTACTAACACAACTCTGTTTGCAGTTGGTGACCAAATGACTGACGGTTCTAAACCATCTTTATCACCTACTGTTTCCATTGCTGGAGAACTTGGTGATGGTGATTATCATTATGCTTATGTTGATTTTGAGTTCCGTAGTCTCGATGCTAGTGGTTCTCAAAACTTTAGTGTTGATGAGACTGTCACTGGTTCTATTACTGGAATCACTGCTACAGTTATGACTTGGGATGCAACAACAAAAATACTAAGAGTTAAATCCGTTGTTGAAAATAATGGAAATTCACTCTGGAATGGCAACGAATTAATCACTGGTTCTTCGACTGGTGCAGTGGGTACGATCAAACAAATCTTGTATCCATCGAGTATTCGAAACGAGCCTGATTAAACCCAGTATAAATAAAAGGAAGGCAATAGTATCCAATGGCATTACTAACCGATCAATTTAGAATTTTTACCGCAGAGAAGTTCATCAAATCGCTTGAAGGTCCTGATAAGAACCAGAGCGATATAGCTGCTGGTGCGAACAGAGATCGCTTGTATGTTTTTATTGGACGACCTCAAGAGTGGGATAATGAAAATAACCCACCGACTCCTGTTGACTCTTTCCAAGAGTTCTCAGATAGTTACGATGATATGATCTCGATGAAGCGTGTTCTAGCGAATGACGCTGTTCAGGTTATACGTCGTATTGACTGGATTCCCCCAGAACAAACAACTGGTGGTTTGGGTTATGTGTACGATATGTATCGTCACGATTATTCATCCAGTAAGACAGCATCTTCTGGTGCTACTAAATTATATGACGCAGATTTCTACGTTGTAAACTCATCTTATCAAGCATATAAGTGTATCTACAACGGAACAAGTCCAAGTGATCCTAATGGTAAACCATCAACGGTTGAACCTACAGGTACTTCTACATCTATCATCACAACTGCTGATGGTTATCGTTGGAAGTATATGTTTACGATCCCAGTTGGACAAGTTTTGAAATTCTTCTCAGGCGATTATATGCCTGTGTTACAAGACACTGCTGTTCAATCCGACGCTGTTGGTGGTGAGATTGATACAGTGGTTATCCAATCATCTGGTTCGGGGTACAACAATGGTACATATGAAAACATTCCTATTAAAGGAGACGGTACTGGTGGACGCATATCTGTTGTGGTTGACGGTGGTCGTATCGTTAGTGCTACTGTAACGTCTGGAGGATCTAATTATTCCTTCGGTAAAGTTATCATTGATGAAATCAATGGTATTGGTGCAGGTACTGGTAGTGGTGGTGCTATTGACGTTATCATCCCTCCTAAAGGTGGTCACGGATCTAACCCTGCAATCGAACTTGGAGGTTTCCGAGTTATGATTAACACGAAGTTTACCTACGATGAAGGATCAGGTGACTTCCCAACTGATAACGATTACAGACGTATCGGTCTAGTTCTAAACCCATTGAAATATGGTACTGAAGAATTAGGTGATGCTATTACATTATCTTCCACAAACGCTGTGATATTTTCTCCAGATTTTACAGGATCCTTTAACACTGATGAAATTATTACTCAAACTCGTACTATTGGTGGTCAACAGGTCACTGCTAGGGGTAGAGTTGTTTCTTGGAATAGCACAACTAAAGTTCTGAAATACTATCAGAATAGAGTTGACGGTATCTTCCCAGAAATTTCTGGTAATAAAACTGTATTTGATGGAGGTAATACTATCGTTGGTTCAGGTTCTGGTACTTCAGCCGACCCTGATATTAACTTCCCAATCATTCCTGGTGAAGCAACACGTGTTATTAATAACACTGAATATGATCTCGGTATGTCATTCACATCTGGTTACGCCAAACCTGAAGTGAAAAAGGACTCTGGAAAAGTCATCTACATAGACAATAGGAGAGCAATCTCCCGTGCTGGCGACCAAATTGAAGACATTAAGATCGTAGTAGAGTTCTAAAACAATGCCACAGAATACCAATCTGAACATATCGCCATATTTTGACGATTTCGACGCGGCTAATAACTTTTATCGTGTGTTATTCCGTCCTGGATATCCTATCCAAGCGAGAGAATTAACAACGATGCAAAGTCTGATGCAGAATCAGATTGAGTCGTTTGGTTCTCATATGTTCAAGGATGGCAGTATGGTCATTCCTGGTCAGATTGGTTATGACTTAGATGCAAAAGCAGTTATACTTCAAGGATCATTCTTAGGTGCAGACGTTGAGCAATATAGAACACAGTTAGACGGAAAGATTATCAGTGGTTTGACTACTGGTGTAAAAGCAAAAATTATTTTTAGTATTCCTTCAGCAACTTCTGAAAGAGGATACATTACATTATACGTTAAGTATCTAACATCTGGTGGTGAGGAATCTACTGAAGCAACCTTTGTTGATAACGAACAGTTAATTTGTGAGTCTGAAATCACTTATGGTAGTTCTTTGATTGAGATCGGAACTCCATTTTCACAGTTGTTACCTACTGGTTCTACTGCTGTGGGTTCTACTGCTACCATTTCTAATGGTGTATATTTTATTAGAGGATACTTTGTTGACATCGTAGAGCAAACTATCATTCTTGATCAATATACAAACAGTCCATCTTATAGGGTTGGTCTTGAGATCTTTGAATCCATTGTTACTCCTGAAGATGATCCTGCACTAAACGATAATGCTACAGGTACTTCTAACTACTCTGCTCCTGGTGGTCACAGATTTAGAATCAGAACCAGTCTAGTTAAGAAGGTTATCGATGATGATACAGATAAAAACTTCATCGAACTTTTAAGAATTAATAATTCTCAAATTGAGAGTTTTGTAGAACGTTCAGCATATAATGAATTAGCAAGAGAGATGGCTCGTCGTACATTTGATGAGTCTGGTGACTATACTGTTAGAGATTTTGATATCCGTGTAAGGGAACATCAGAACGATGGTATCAATGGTGGTGTATATTTACCTGGTGAAACATCTCCTGATGGTGTTGCATCATCTGATGCATACTTTGCTGTTGAGATCGGACCTGGTAAAGCGTATGTTAGAGGATATGAATCTGAAACTCTAGTTCCTACATTCGCTGACTTAGAGAAATCAAGGAGTACTGTTGCATTACAGAACTCTATTATCCCATTTGAACTTGGCAACTTTATGCTAGGTGCAAATGTTAAAGGTTCTCCTATTATTAATGGTAATAATATTACAGAAAACTATCAGGTTATTGAGTTTAGAGATATTGCACCAGGTGGTAACCTAACTGCATCTGGTACTTGTATTGGATATGGTCGTGTTGCAGCATTTGAGTATCATACTGGTACAAGTGCTGTTGCTTCAAATACTATTTTCAAAGCATACATCTTCGATTTACAACCACTTACTGTAATGAAGATGAGTGGTAATGTTACTGTAAACCAAGGACACGTCATTAGAGGACGTAGTTCTAAAGCAAAAGCATTTGTAGAAGCAGATTATACTGGTGTTGATTTAATTAAAGTATATCAAGTCTATGGACAGTTTAGAGATGGTGAAGTTATTGAAAGAGATGGTGTAGAAATTGGTACTCTAAGTGATTTCTATCAGTATGAGATTACTGATTCTAAAGGAATCATTGGTAAAGATCCAGATACTAATGCTATTAGATTTGCAATGGACTTCCTATTAGATCAGGAAACAATCGTTGCAGGTTCTAACTTCAATATTAATGGTAATCCTTCTGGTACTCTTACAGGTACACAGTCTAACTTTACTTTAGACTTGAGACCTGGTGACATCCTAACTGTTAATGGTGTTGCTGAACTACAGATAGATTTAATTTCTACAGTTTCAACTAACATTGATAATCAGATTACCAGTGCTACATCTGCTGCATATAGTAGTAACGCAGTTCCTATTCCTAATGGTGACTATGGATTTATTGTAAGACGTAGACCACAGATTTATGATAGTGAAACTGCTGATTTGATGATTGAGATGCCTAAACCATCTATCAAATCAATCGCTGATGAATCTGCTATTGTTGCAAGATCATTTGATGATATTACTGTTACTGGTGCTAATGACTTTACAATCTCATTACCAGCAGACGAACAGTTCCTTGCATATGATAAAGATCATTACCAGTTAGTTGAACTAGCACCTACAGCAGGTACTCTAATTGATATTGCAGCTTCTCATTCATTTAACACAACTGGTACTCCTAGGACATCATTAACTGTCACAGGTCTAACAGGTGTAAGTTCTTGTCGTATGATTACCTCAGTTTCTAAGAACCAAGCTGAGAAGAAGTTGAAAAATGCTACTGAAATGGAAGTGATGAAGGTTGAGCGTACTGCTAACTCTTCTGATAATATTAGATATGGTTTAACTTATGGTTCTTTATATGGTACACGTATTGAAGACGAAGAGGTATCTCTAGGTTCTACTGACGTATATCATATTCACGCAGTATTCGAATCTAACGATGACAACGCTGCTGTCATTCCTCATATGACTTTCCAAGATGCAACCATCTTTAAGAAAGGTACTATCATCGAGGGTGCGACATCTAAAGCAAAAGCACGTGTTGTTAACTTCAACTCAGTGTCGTATGTATGCCACTTTGTATATGAAAATGAAAATAGATTCTCTCTTGGAGAAAGTGTTAGTGGTTTTGATGCAAACAATAATGTAATTTCAGGTCTAGTTAATGACGCGGATAATAGTATTAATAATGGTTCAAGAAATATTACTGCTAACTTCTATCTTGATCCTAACCAAAAAGGGCATTTTTATGATGTAAGTAAACTACTAAGGTATGCATCTTCTGGTGCACCTCTTCGTAAGTTGATGATCGTATTTAACCGATTCACTCACGAAGCAACAGGTGACTACTTTGCTGCTCAATCTTATGTTGGTATTGATTATTCTAGCATTCCAAGTGTTTCATTCAATGGTGAGAGTAGAGAACTCAGAGATGTTCTTGACTTCAGACCTGCCGTAACTCCAGTTCTTTCTGGATCAGGAACGGTTGGATCACCATACTATGTTAACTGTGCATCGTTAGACTTTAAAGATAGAGGATTCTCTTCTGGTGGTGTTTCAAATAACGCTACGATTATTGATATTCCAAAACCAGAATCAGACTTCCGTTGTGACTATGATTATTATGTAAGTAGAATTGATAAGTTATTCTTAACTGATCAACAGAAATTCAAACTTGTTAAAGGTATTCCTGGTGAAGGAGATGATGTACCTGGTAATATTGATAATGCGATGTTACTTGCTACTTTATATCACGAACCTTATGGATATGATCCTAGGAATGTAAAAATTGTTAGAGAAAACAACAGACGATTTACTATGCGTGATATCGGTCTGATTGAAAGACGTGTTGATAATTTAGAATATTATACTGCCCTAAGTTTACTTGAACTAGAAACATCATCTATGTCTGTTAAAGACTCTGATGGTTTCGATAAGTTTAAGAATGGTTTCCTTGTAGATGACTTTACATCTTTTGATTCAGCAGCAACACTACACGAAGACTTTGCTTGTGCTGTTGACTTTGCTGGTGGTCAGTTACGTGCATCACATTACACAACTAATGTACCACTCCAATATAATGCTTCAGGATCTTCAGGAGTTACTTATCACACAACAGGAACTTTAACACTTCCATATGAAGAGATTACATTTATTGTTCAACCTTATGCATCACGAGTTGAGAATGTAAACCCATTCAACGTGTTTGCTTACATTGGTAGATTAGATCTATTCCCATCATCTGATGACTGGGTAGATACACGTCGTGCTCCTGATGAAGTTGTGAACTTAGAAGGTGATTTTACTGCACAGGTTCAACGTTTTGGAGGAGATACAAACACAGGATTTGTTCCAACACAATGGAACTCTTGGAGAACTAACTGGTCTTCAAGTTCTAATAGATCTGATACTCAGACTATGAGAAGGGGTTCTTGGCCATTCATTAGAAGGATTACAACTAATACTACAAATACAACCAGATCACAAACACGTTCTGGTATTAGAACTACTATCACACCAAGAATTGATAGACAATCTCTAGGTGATAAGGTAATTGAAAGGACAGTAGTTCCATTTATTAGATCAAGAAACATTGCGTTTAAGATTCAACGTCTAAAACCAAATACAAGATTCTATGCTTTCATTGATAATGTCAACGTAAATTATTACACCTCACCAAGATTAATTGAGGTTATTAAGAACCCAACTGATGATACTCGTACTAATAACACTCCATTTGTTAATGGTGAAACTGTTGTTGGTCAAACATCTGGTTGTAGATTAAGGATCGTAAGTCCAGACACAGGATTTGATGATGGTTTAAGTCCCTATGATAGTTCTGAACTACCAACATCTTATGCATCTACCACACCTCTTCTTAACATCGATACTAAAACGATGTCTGAAACAGTTGCAGGTACTTACTTTGGTAACCCATTAGAAACTGAAATTCTAGTTGGTCAATCTTCAGGTGCTCGTGCTGTTGTTAAAACAAAACGTTTAGTTGCAAACACTAACGGTGATATGGAAGGTATTATGTGGATACCTAATCCTGGTGTACAAACTAACCCAAGATTTGCTACAGGTACACGTGTTATTAGATTAACAACTTCAGAAAAAGACTCTAGAGTTCCTGGTACTGTTGACTCTGCTGCATCTGCTAACTACGTTGCATCTGGTGTCATCGAGACTAAGCAACAAACAATTCTTGCTGTTAGAAATGCTGACATTGTAAGAGATACAGTTGTTAGTGATCGTGTTGTTAACGATAACTCCACATCAACCAGAGACACAGGTTGGTATGACCCTCTTGCTCAGTCCTTCTTGGTTGAGTCTAAGGGTGGTGCATTTATTTCTAGTGCTGAATTGTATTTCAATACAAAGGATGCAAGAATTCCTGTATCAGTACAGATCAGAGAGATGGCAAATGGTTATCCAACTACTAAGGTTCTTGCTTTCTCTGACGTTACTCTTCTACCTTCACAGATCAATCTATCTGAGAATGGTACAGTTTCTACAAGATTTACATTCCCATCACCTGTATACGTTACAGAGAATAGAGAATACTGTTTAGTTGTTCTTTCTGACTCAAACGAATACAAACTCTGGATCTCCAGAATGGGTGAGGATGACGTTACTAATGACAGAACGATCTCTGAACAGCCATATGCTGGTGTTCTATTCAAATCACAGAACGCATCTACTTGGACTGCTGACCAGTATGAAGATTTAAAATTCAACATATACAAAGCTAGTTTTAGTACCTCTGGTTCTGGTACTGCTATATTCAATAACTCTGAACTTGCTATAGGTAACAGTGGTATTGCTCAGTTACGTTCTAATCCAATCAAGACTCTAAAACCAGAGATTAAGATTATCCTTTCAGATCACCAAGCAAACTTTACTATCGGTGCTGAGATTACACAGACGGATACATCTCCTATACCTTCAGCGATTATTAGATCTGTTGTACAAGGTATTTCAGGTTCATCTAATGCTTATATCATCGTTGATGATGTAAACGGAACATTTAGAGAAGGTGTTCAGTCTGGTTCTAATTACATCTATAGACTTGTATCTTCAAGATCACTTGCTGATATTACATTAACTGGTGTGACAGGTACGTTTGCAACTGGTACTGCTGTAACAAATGGTACTGGTGCATCTGGTATGGTCACCGCTTGGAATTCAGGTACTGGTGTTCTTTCAGTTAAGTCTGTTACTGGTACGTTTGCAGACGCAGACGCAATTCAACAAGAGACTGGTGGATCTACAACTGGATCTGGTACTATCGGATCTAGTGGTGTAACAGCAACTGGAGATGATATTAACGATTACCCTGCTGCTCCTATCTCATACTTCAACCAAGCAACTGAGGTTGAGATCTTACACGCTAACCACTGTATGCACGACGCAGGTAATAATGTAAAAATAGATGGTGTAATTTCAGAAGTTGCTCCTACAATCATTGACTCTGCATATCATACAAATGGTATCACTGCTGCTGATGGTGTGTCTGGTACATTCTCATTACACGTTAACGATGCTTCAGCATTCCATACTACTATTAATGGATCTACTGTAGGTACAAGTAATCCTGGTTACATTATCATTCGTGACCCTGAAATTGGACAGAAGCATTATGAAATTATTGAATACAGTGGTATATCTTCTGATGGTAAGATCATTACACTTCCTTCTGGATCTCGTGGTAAGGCAGGAACTGCTGCATTAATACACAGTTCACTAAGTCTTATTGAATGTTATAACATAGATGGTATTCCTTTAACAGAAGTTAATAAGTTACACACTGCTATTGGTACACCTACTTTGGATTCTTACAAAGTCGCAGTTACATCTGTGTCTACAAACGGTATCCAAAATGGTGGTCATAATATCACAGCAACTCAGAACGTTCAATTCGAACAGTTCTATCCACAGTTGCAACAAACTGTATACCCAGAAACAGATATCATTCCTAGATTGAACGTTGTTTCTGCTACATCTATTAAAGATGGAAATAATACAGACGAAGCATCCTTCATTAATGATGGTGTTTATCTCGACTGTATTGCAAATGAGGATAATTACCTCACATTCCCTAAACTTATATGTTCTAAAGTAAATGAAGATGCTAAGTTAAGTGGTTCTAAATCACTGACTTTCCAAATGTTATTAAATTCTAATAACGCTAACTTGACTCCTGTCATTGACACTGATCGTTGTTCTTTGATTACTACATCTAATAGAATCAACGAAGTAACACAAGCAAATTCAAATGCTGAGAATAGAACTGGTGATAAGAATGATGCAGTATACATTACTAAGGTAATGAATTTATTGCAACCTGCGAACACCTTGAAGGTACAGTTTGAAGGATGGAGACATCCTGATACAGAGATCTATGTTATGTACAGAATTCAACCTGTTGGTTCTTCTATTGCATTCGATGAAATCGGATATACATACTTTAATGGGAATGGTAAAGAAGACAAAACTATTCAAAAATCTGAAGCATACTTGCTCAGAGACCTTGAATACACATACAACGGACCTGAGTTCATTTCAGCTCAAGTGAAAATTATTATGACTTCGAGAAACCAAGCATATGTTCCTCTCATTAAGAACCTTCGCTGCTTATCGTTAAGTGACCTCTAATAAAAAAAAGTACCTCTATGTGGAGGGAAAACCCAATCTAGTCCGAGATACTAATTCTGGTGCTATACTAAATACAAATGCAACCCCTCCTGGCACTGCTGCTAAAGCAAGACGTGCTAAGGATGACCGAATAGAATCTATGCAAACTGAGCTAGATGTGCTAAAATCAGAACTATCTGACATTAAATCATTACTTATTAAATCATTGGAGCTGAACAAATGACTGCTGACCAAACTGAAACTGTTGATCAGGAAAAACTACTTTCTGATTTTAAAACTCGTTACCAAAACCTGATTGGAGAGAACCAAAAACTCGCTGGTCAAATCAAACAAAACGAAACTCAAGCACTAAAACTGCAAGGAGCAATCGAAACGCTAGAATATATTTTACAACCTGGAGAAGAAGTAGACGAGGTTTCAACCGCAGAATAAGCAAAGAGACCGCAAGGTCTCTTTTTTACGGTTATAAATATCTCCAGTAGGCATTTCGTTTTCGTGCACGGAAACCATTAGAGATCTAACCAATGGCAAATAGATTACAATTACGACGTGATGGAGCTCAGCAGTGGGCTAACATCAACCCCATTCTCGCACAGGGTGAATTGGGTATTGAGATTGATACATCACGTATTAAGATCGGTGATGGAGTAACTCCGTGGAATAGTTTAAAATATGAAAGACCTTTAGAAACAGAATCGAACGCTGCTAATACACTTGTAAAGAGAGACGCTGATGGTAACTTCCAAGCAGGTGCTGTAACTGCTACTCTAATTGGTAATGCTTCTACATCCACACGTCTTGCCAACGCACGTCAAATCCAATTAGCTGGTCAAGTTACTGGATCAGGTTCTTTTGATGGATCTCAGAACCTTACATTAACAACTGACCTATCATTAATTACAACACTTCCTCATTATAACCCTGCTGATCCTGACGCTAGTGATCTATACACTCGTGTTAGAGTTAACTCACAGGGTAGAGTTATCGGTGCTGAACTTGCTTCTACACTTGCAAACTATGGTATTACTGATGCTCAACCATTAGATGACGAACTTACTTCACTTGCTAGTTTAACCACACTTGGACTTCTTGTACGTTCTTCTGTTGGTAACGTTTCTACTAGACAGTTAACTGGTGGTGCAGGTCGTCTTGTATTTACAGTACCTGATGGTAGTTCACAAAACCCATTTATTGACCTTGCTGACACAGCAGTTGTTGTTGGTAACTATAACGTTGAATCATTAACATCTGTTGATTCTACTGGATCTAGTTCAGAACCTTTTGGTACCGAGACAGTTAATGCTACAAGATTTAGTGTTGATAGATATGGTCGTGTTACATTAGCAAAGAATGTTCCTATTGCTACAGCAGTAGAAGGATCTAAGTATGGTGCATATGATGCAGGTGTCGCTTATAACCGCTATGACATAGTTGAACAGGGTGGAAGGATATATCAGGCAATTCAGGATCTAACTGCTGGTCTAGGTGCACCTGGGCATACTACAGGAGATGTGGGTGGATGGAGATTTACAAATAATGCTACAATTGAACAGAAAGGACTTGCATCATTTGCTCAAGAAGACTTTGATGTAGATTCAAATGGTCACGTAACTATCTCAGCAGCAGGTGTTGATAACACCCAACTACAGAACAACCGCATCATTTATACTGACGGAAATACTGTACAGGAATTTGAGTTAGACAATGAGCTAACAACTTCCACTGGACACACAGGATTTGATTACCTCAACTATATTAAAATTAATGACACTTCTGGAAATCTTCTCTTTGGTGCTAATAACACCGATAATAGTTCTGCTGGTGGAGTTGATATTAATGTTGACACTAATATTAGTGGTGCGAATATCATCCTAGACAGACCTGGCAACACTCCTTTACAGACTATTGAAAGGACAGCAGGTTCATTAAAAATTCATCATAATGTCAATTCAGCAACTGATAGAACTCTTGATATTATTTCAAACAATAGCGGTGCTGGTACTGCTAGTATTAATATTACGGCTGACGAAGATATAACAATATCTGCGACTAATGTATCTAATAGAGTTAATGTAGAGGGATTCCAATTCCAAGACGATACCCTCAGTAGCACTGCTACTACTATGATCTTGGATCCAGGTGATGACGATGCTGCAACTGGTAAAGTTCAGATTCGTGGTGACCTTCAAGTAGATGGTACAACCACTACTGTTAATTCCACTGTGGTAACTGTCGATGATCCAATCATCGTTCTTGGTGGTGACACTGCTCCTGTTGCAGATGATAACAAGGATCGTGGTGTAGAGTTCTCATATTACGACACACAAGCAAGGACAGGATTTTATGGCTGGGACGAAAATTACACAGACTCTAATATCTGGAATGGCACTGGTGGCTTTAGGTTCCTCTACAATGCCACTAACACCAATGAAGTATTTACTGGTACAGACGCTGCTCTCATCGCTGGCAACCTCAGACTAACAACAAACACAGGTTCTACATCAGATACAACAGGTACATTAGTTGTAACTGGTGGACTTGGACTTTCTGAGAACGCACATATCGGTGGTACTGTTACTATTGCAGGTCAATCCGAAGTTAATAACAATGTAATTATCAAGGCAGATAATAAGTCATTCAATATACAGACTGCTGCTGGTGTAGATAAGTTTACAGTTGATACAGATAACGGAAATACAGTTATTGAAGGTACATTAGATGTTCAGTTAGAAACAACTATAACTGACAATGTAATCATAAAAGCAGACAATAAGAAATTTGATATTCAAACTGCTGCTGGTGTCAGTGTATTTGATGTAGATACTGACAACGGTAACACACATACAGATGGTACTCTTGACGTAGACAGTGGTGTCACCTTCAACAGTACACTCGACGTTGACCTTGCTACAACTCTTAATAACATATTAGATGTCGATGGTATTTCCACATTCCATAATGACATCATACTTGATACAACTGGTAAGACCTTTAAAATTACTAACGGTTCTGCTGATAGATTCGTTGTAAATAGCACCTCTGGTAATGTAGATTCAGAAGGAACATTAAACGTAGCAAGTCTTGTTCACTTTGAATCTGCTGATGTACCCACAGTTACTACTGATGCAGGTAATAACTTTATTATAGGATCAGCTGACTACGGTGCTTTACGAGTAGATGGAGGTGGTTACATTGCAGGTGATGTTCTGTTTAACTCTGACATCTATGTCAACGGTATTATCAATGAAAGAGACTTAGGTACTACTGAAACATTCAACACACAAAACTATTTAAGAGTAAGATATAAACTTCGTACTGGTGTTACTGCACAATATACTCCAACTTTTGCACAAGATAATTCTTCAAACTTGAGAGTATTTGGTGGTGGAGGTATTGCAACTGATCTTCATATTGGTGAAAATCTATTTGTAGGTAAGAAAGCAAACTCAGATAACATTGAATTCTCTGTTGATGAAGATGGTAATACAGTTATTGGTAGATCTGGTATTGGTTCTAACTCTCTAGGAACTTTAACAGTACACGGTGACGTTACATTAAACCGTGACGTGTCGTTAACTGGTTCACAAATTACTCTTGGTAATGAAACTGCTGACGCTCTAACTGTCGAAGCAACAAGTACGTTTAATTCTAATGTTACTTTAGCATCGGGACAGGATCTGTTAGTTGGTGGTAATGCTGAAATTACTGGTAACTTAACAGTTCAAGGAACTACTACAACAACTAATAGTACAGTCGTTACTATTGATGATCCTATTATCACACTGGGTGGAGATACTGCTCCTAACACGGATGACGATAAGGATCGTGGTATTGAGTTCCGTTATTATGATTCACAGGCTCGTCTTGGATTCTTTGGATGGGACGATTCTGCTGGACGTTTTGCCCTTTATAATAATGCTACTAATAGTTCTGAAGTATTCTCTGGTACAAGATCTGGTATTGATGCTGGTTCTATCAAATTGTTTGATACAACTAACGCAACCAATTCTTCAAGTGGTGCTCTTATAGTTGGTGGTGGTGCTGGTATAGGTCTAGATCTACACGTCGGAGATGACCTCACGGTTGTTGACGATGTATCAATCGGTGGAAATGCCGAAATTACAGGTACTCTGGATGTAACAAATGATTTTGCAATCAATTCTAATAAGTTCAACGTTGATAGTATTACTGGTAACACAACTGTGGCTGGGACGTTCGGTGTGTCAGGCATTGCAACACTTTCTTCAACCGTTAACATCAGTGGAGCAGGTTCGAACCTCACAGTAGGTGGTACTGCTTCTATTTCAAATGACTTCGATATTAACTCTACTAAGTTTACCGTTGCTGCTGCATCTGGTAACACAGTAATTGATGGAACACTAGACGTAGATGAAGCGACAAACGTTACATCAACCCTTGGTGTTACTGGAATTATTACTGCTACAGATAGCACACAGTCATCAGTTGGTGGCACATACAATAGCGATGGTGCTTTCAGATTAACTGGTGGTGCTTCTATCGGTAAGAACGCTGCTATTTCTGGTGATCTTAGAGTTTATACTAACTCACAACTAGATGGAACTCTTGATGTAGAAGGTGTAACTAACTTCACAGAGCAAGTCAAGATTAATAAAGTTACTGATTCTGGAAGTGCATCTGATACTTCTGCATCAGTATATACAGCAGGTGGTTTAGCAGTTACTAAGAAAGCATTCATTGGAGATGACTTGAATGTTGGTGCAAATAACTTTACTGTTGACGGACCTACAGGTAACGTTGGAATTGCAGGTACTTTAGATGTATCACAAGCATCTGGATTCTCTACTATTACTGCTAGTGGTGTTGCTGAACTACAATCAACTCTAAACCTTGGTGGAGGATTTAACATCAACACCAACAAGTTTAACGTTTCATCTGCAACTGGTACTACAGATATTGCAGGTCAGTTAAATGTCGTAAATGCTGTTGACTTTGATTCTACTCTTAACGTAGATGGTAATGCAGATTTCAATGCTGGTATAGATGTCACAGCAGGTAATGCAACTTTTGCTGGTCTTGTACAGGCAGATAACGTAACTGATTCTACTGGATACACTGATGCTTCTGCATCTGTATCTACAGACGGTGGTTTATCAGTTAAGAAAAAAGCATTCGTTGGTGGTAACTTCTCTGTTGGTGGTGCTGCTGGAGTTAAAGCATCTATCCTTGCTGCATCTGGTAACACAGATATCAAGGGAACATTAAACGTTGACGATGCTGTAACCCTTGGTTCAACTCTCGGAGTCACAGGTCAGATTACTGGTAATGTAACTGGTGATTTAACAGGTAACGCTGATAGTGCAACTCAGATTAATACTACTAATACTAACAACAACACTCTGTTCTACCCTGCATTTATGGGTGGTAACACTGGTAATCAAGGAGTGTTCGTTGACTCAAGTAACTTAACTTACAACCCATCTTCTAACACTTTATCAGTTAATAACTTTGTATCTACTACGAACTTCGAAGTTCAAGGTAATATGAACGTTACTGGTTTGATTAGTTTCGGACAATCAGAAGTTTCAAGTCTTGCAAACCACACCACTGATGTTCTTACTGAAGGTTCAACTAACTTATACTTTACTGACGAACGTGTAGATGACAGAGTAAACAATCTATTTACTGCTGGAACTGGTATCACTAAGGTATATGATGACGCTGCTAATACTTACACACTATCAGTAACTCAGGTAGATATCGATACTGACAATGTAACTGAAGGATCAAGCAACTTGTTCACCACTGCTGCTCGATCAAGGACACACTTTACTTACGGAACAGGTATTGAGTTGTCTGGTAGTGGTGAACTATCTGTGACTCAAGGTGATATTAATACTGATACAGTAACAGAAGGTTCTACAAATCTATTCACAACAAATACAAGAACAAGATCTCACTTCACTTATGGTAATGGTATTGCATTATCTGCTGGTGGCGAACTAACAGTAACTGAATCTCAGATCGATACTGACAATGTAACTGAAGGATCAACAAATCTATTCACAACTGCTGCAAGAACTAGAACTCACTTCACATATGGAGTTGGTGTTAAGTTAACCTCTGCTGATCTAGCAATAGACTTTACAGAATTTGACACAGGAAGTATCACTGAAGGGTCTAATCTATACTATACAGATGAGAGAGTTGATGACAGAGTTAATAATCTGTTCACTGCTGGCACAGGTATCACTAAGGTTTACGATGATGCTGCTAACACATATACTCTTACAGTCACACAGTCAGACATTAACACTGACAATGTAACTGAGGGATCAACAAATCTCTTTACCACTGCTGCTAGGACAAGGACTCACTTCACATATGGCACAGGTATCACTCACAGTTCTGGTACTCTTAGTGTTACTCAGTCAGACATTAACACTGACAACGTAACTGAAGGATCTACTAATATCTTCTATACAGAAGCACGTTTCACAGCAAGTCTTGGAGGTAAGAGTACAGCAGATTTGACAGAGGGAGCTAACCTCTACTACACAGATGCTAGAGCAGATGCAAGAATTGCTGCTGCTGATACTGACAATCTATCAGAAGGATCAAGCAATCTTTACTTCACAAATGCTAGAGCAGACGCTAGAATTGCTGCTGCGGATACTGGAGACCTCAGTGAAGGATCTAACCTTTACTATACAGATGCAAGAGCAGACGCAAGAATCGCTGCTGCATCTACAAGTGATCTAACAGAAGGAACAAATCTATACTATACAAACGCTCGTGCTGATGCTCGTGTTGTCGCTGGTATCACTGGAAAACTTGACGCATCTGCTGTCAGCACCTTCGGTGGAACCCTAATTGATGATGCTGACGCTGCTGCTGCAAGAACAACTCTTGGTCTTGGCACTGCTGCTACCACTGCTGCAACTGCATATGCAACTGCTGCACAGGGAACACTCGCTGCATCTGCTACACAACCAGGTGACTTAGCAACTGTAGCAACCAGTGGAGACTATGATGATCTAAGCAACAAACCTACATTGGGAACTGCTGCTGCGACTGCATCTACTGCATACGCTACTGCTGCACAAGGTACAAAGGCAGATGCTAATGACACTGACATAGATGACATCTATACTCAGTTAGATACGATTGGTAATAACGCTGCTATTACAACAGTTGCAGAACTTAAAGCAGCATTACTAGCAATGGTAAGGAGTTAATTATGAAACCATTTCCACTTAAATTTGTCCCTTTATTATTTGTGCTTTGTTGCCTAGCATCATTCACTATAAATGTGGCACCTGTATTTGCTAATCACTTACCAGTGATGTATGTACAAGTACCTCAGTGGGCAGATGATTGGGCAGTGTGTGCTGTTGATATACCTGATGCTAAATGTCATTGGTATGTTATGGCACCTGATAATACATTTGGTGAGGGATTTGACTGGGAGAGTGCTCCTTGGTTTGATGCCAATGGATTAAGTGATATCGCTCCTATGGGTAAAGAAACAGTTGTACAACAACTACAATATCAAAAGTAATGGCACAACCTAATTCAAAAGCAACATTAAAGGAGTTTGCTCTTCGTAGACTCGGTAAACCTGTATTGGAAATAAATGTTTCTGATGATCAGGTAGATGATGCATTAGATTATACTATTGAAAAGTTTCAAGAATATCACTACGGTGGTTCTGAGAAGATGTATATGAAGCATCAGTTTACTGCTGAAGATTTAGCTAGGTTCCAAGCAGATGAATCTACAACTGGTACTGATACTTTACAGGCAGGTAATACAGGAACTGTATTTAAAACACAGTCAAACTATTTGATAATGCCTGATCATATTCGGGCAGTGAATGGTATCTTTACTTTCCAAGATAAGGGTACTGCAAATATGTTTGATATTAGATATCAGTTACGTTTGAATGACCTGTTTGATTTTACATCAACACAGTTTCATCATTACTATATGATTCAGACACACCTTCAAACTATTAACTTCTTACTAGAAGGAATGAAACCAACTAGGTTCAATGCTTCTAATGGTAAGTTGTTTATTGATATGGATGTTCTAACTGATGTTAGAGAAGGTGAGTTTGTTGTTATGGAATGTGTCAGTGCTATTGATCCAGCTAACTGGACAAAAATATATAATATTATGTGGGTTAAAGATTATGCAACCGCAATGCTGAAGAAGCAATGGGGTCAAAATATGACTAAGTTTCAGAACGTTCAATTACCAGGTGGAGTTACTCTTAATGGTGAGAAGATTTATTCTGATGCTGTGACTGAATTAGAACAACTAGATGAACAACTTCGTAACACATACGAAACTCCACCTATGGATATGATCGGCTAATGGCTACTAATTCTTATTTCACAATGGGAACTTCGGGGGAACAGAACCTCGTTGGATCTCTAGTTAAAGAACAGATAAAAATGTTCGGTCAGGATGTGTATTACATTCCTAGAGTCATAGTGGATGAAGATCCTGCATTTGGTGAAGACTCGATGTCTAAATTTGATGACGCATATATTATAGAAGCGTACTTAGAAAACGTACAAGGATTTGAAGGAGATGGAGATTTATACAGTAAGTTTGGTGTAAGGATATCTGATCAAGTTACATTTGTTATATCAAGGGATAGGTTCACAGAGTTAGTGGATGACAATACAACTCTAGTGGTTGAAGGTAGACCTAATGAAGGTGACTTAATTTACTTCCCTTTAGCATCTAAGTTATTCCAAATTCAATATGTAGAATATGAAACTCCTTTCTTCCAATTAGGTAAGATTCATACTTGGGGTTTGAAATGTGAACTCTTCGAGTTCAGCAACGAGAACTTCGATACAGGTGTGGATGCTATTGATGTAGTTGAAAGAAATTTCTCTACTACTATCACTCTAAATTTTGCAGAGGGTGGAAGTGGTACCTTTACTGCTGGTGAAACAATTGCAGGTGGTACATCTAATGTAACTGCTGAGGTTAAATCGTTTGATTCTACTACAAGACAACTACAGATATACAACAGGTCTGGTATCTTTACAATTCCAGAAACCGTTACTGGACAGACATCTGGAGCAGCGTGGACAACCTCAAGTTATAATACCCTAAATAATACTAACTCAGAGTTTGATCAAAATCAATTCTTTGAGACAGGTGGTGATGCAATACTTGACTTTAGTCAAGGCAATCCATTTGGTGAATTCGGAGGCAAGAGTTAATGTTAGGAACATATTCGTACAACGAAATATTTCGTAAGACTGTTATCGCATTTGGTACTATCTTCAATAACATTGAAGTAAAACGTCAGGCAACTGGTGCAGCAACTGAAGTTATGAAGGTACCTTTGGCATACGGTCCGAAGGATAAATTTCTAGCACGTTTGAATCAAACTGCTGATGCAAGTGATAGAACAACTCAAATTACTTTACCTCGTATTTCATTTGAAATATCTGGTTTCTCTTATGACACCACAAGGAAAGTAGCACCTACTCAGATCATACGTCACGTAGATTCTACTGACAAAACAAGAAAGGCATTTATGCCTGTACCATATAATGTTGATTTTGAATTAGCAATTCTTGCTAAAAATCAAGATGATGGTTTACAGATTCTTGAACAGATCTTACCGATCTTCCAACCTATGTTCACAGTAACAATTAATTTGGTTGATTCTATTGGTGAGAAAAAAGATTTCCCAATTGTTTTGAATGGGGTATCTTATGATGATGATTATGAAGGTGATTATACTACACGTAGAACCTTAATTTACACATTAACATTTTCTGCTAAGACATACTTATACGGTCCTGTACCTGATGTCAGCAGCAAGATTATTAAGAAGTCAATTGTTGACACACATCTTAAGGTTGATACTACTGCATCTAGAGAAGTTAGATACACAGTCACTCCAGACCCAGAGACTGCTGAGGCTGATGATAACTTCGGATTCAATGAAATTAAATCGGAATGGCAAGATGGAAAAGCCCGCAATCCAGTCACAGGAACCGACGAGTAAGTATGATGGTATAGAAACTGCACTTGATGTAGAAACTTCTATAACACCTACTGAAACTCAAGACATCTCTATGCAACAAGAACAAGTTGCAAAGGATTACGAGTATACTCGTGGCAATTTGTATTCTCTTATTGAAAAAGGACAAGAAGCAGTTGATGGTATTTTAGACCTAGCACAACAGTCAGATAGTCCTAGAGCATATGAAGTTGCAGGTAATATGATTAAAAACGTTGCAGACACAACTGATAAGTTAATGGATCTGCAAAAGAAATTGCAAGAAGTAGAAGCGGGACCTGTAGGTCCTTCTGCTAAAAACGTTACAAACAACACTATGTTTGTTGGTTCTACTGCTGAACTTGCAAAATTTCTTAAGTCCCAAAAGGATAAATAGATTAGTAAAAGGAATCAAGTCACAATGTCAGTCTTAAATGTATTAGATACACAAACAGTGAACGGTTCAGCAACTGCATACATTGTGGTAAAAACTGGTGTAGTACGTGCATATGCGGCTTCTGCATCTACCATCTCTTTTGATGGAGGTCCTGCCATAACTCTTGCTGCTGGTGAAGCGATTCTACTTTCTTGTGGAAAGTCAAAGAACGTTAGTGTAACTGCTGGAACTAACGCAAACGGTGCAGTGTTTACTGTAGGTGGATCTGGAGCAGGTCAACGTCATTCGTTCGCAGTTGGAGATTTTATACAAACCATAGATGGTGGAGATACAGATGGATTCGGTTCAGACTTTGAGTCTGCTGCTTCAGGAGGTAAGAAAGTCACTGCCTTCACTAACACTACAATTACTACAGATGTTGATGCTTCTGGAGCTAGCGGTGCTTATGCGTTGTCTGCTGCCGATGCAACAGCAAATCTGGTACCATTAATTCAACGAACTGTTAAAATTGTTGCTGGCGGAAACAACGTTGTTGTTGAGCAAGTACAAGTCGTAGGTGGTTAAATGAACGACGATAGACTTAAAAAACAAAAACAGTTTATTGATAAGAAGCAACTAATGCTTAACTTTCGTAAGCTTAGACTTCAAAGAAAGGCTGTAGCAGGTAAGCAAGAGACTGATATGATGTTACAAACACAATCATTTAAGATTCAATCCTTTGGTCAGTTCATTACTGAAGGTGGTTTAGCACGTGCTATTGATAAGTCTAAGAAGAAAGTTACTGGTCACATCAGTGCTGACAGAGGTTCTGACGAAGGAAAGAATCGTGAGAAGCGTAAAGGACTAGAGAAAGATCTTAAGAAGAAGGGTATCGGATATAAGAAGGGTGTGGGACAGTACAAGTATGACGATGGTAAAACTGGCACAGAGGTTTCCTATCACACATCAAAACCTGATAAAATGTCGAAACGTCGTTTCGGAAAGATTTCCAGACGACTTGGTAGAAAACACGGACAAGAGTCTGTGATTACGAAAGACAAAGCGAAACCTGCAAAATTACACTATACTGATAAGAGTGGTAAGAAATCCGAGTCTATCGGTAAAACTAAAGCTGGAAAGCATCCTGGTGGATATGGTGAAACATCTTCTACTAACGTGCGTTCTGGTAAACTTCCTAAAAAAGTAAAGGACAAAAAACTACATTATGACAACTGAATACGATTGGGATGATTCCAATTGGAGGGAGGAAGAGAAATCTTTCACCACCGATAAACGTTATCTTGAACTATTAGAGAACGGACCTAAGAGTCTGTCTCAGTCTTGGATCCTTCAGGCACTTCATCAAAAATGGATGCGTCGGAATGGATATAAATATCCAGACACCGAAAACAAAGGACAACTGCAATCATCATTTAAGGAGTGGAACGATGGAACAACTAAAGTGTAAATACTGTGGACTCATTGTTCCTAGCAGTAAACCAAATCCTCATAAGTGGTTAGTGAGACACGAGATGAATTGTGCTCGTAACCCAAATAACAATAAAACCAACGGTCCTATAGGAACTGAGTAATGGGATTACCAGACAGGACACAAAAGATCTTTGATAAGGTCTTTGCTTGGGATAGAGACCTTGCAAAAAAACTACAAACTAAGTTTAACTTGACAGATTACCAGATGCTATGCTTAGCTTTTGGTAAGGGTATCATCATAGGAGCAATACTTCTGTAACAGGATAAACTAAATATCATTATGAATTCAGATCCAAAACGCTATTATACGAAGGCAGAAGTTGATGCATTGATAGCAGCAACCATTGCAGAAGCAAGAGAAATCGATGAAGCTTCAATGGCAAAACATAACCGAGAAGCTACTATCATTAGTATGATTCTCGGTTTTACTACATTAGCATTGTTTATCGATGGGCTGTTGAGAATCCTTGGTATCATTCCTCCTTTTATGGATTTGGATGTAAACGTAATTGATGATATAATAGATAAGGTAAAGGATGATCTCATTCCAATCATAGAATCATCTAAGAACATTATTAGGAGGTAGACCTGTGTCTACAAGAACTGAAAAGAGACGCAACCAAATTAAGTCTCGCTTTTATTATTACTTTTGGGGTATCGCAACTATTGCAGTTGTCTCTGGACAATGGTATGTTGGGAGTGGTTATCGTCAGATGTCCAAGTCTGTAAATAGAATCCTTGATGCTACTATCACGATCTTGGAATACGAAGCACCAAAACCAAAGGGTAGATATTACCCATATATTCCCTCACCGTCTCCCGACACTAAATACCTCAGTGGAACAAGATCGTCGTTATCAGAACATTAAGTCTCTCTATGAACTTTATGAAGAAAACTACAAACTACAAGATATGATTCAAATCTACCAAGAAGAGATCAGTAAACTTGTTATCGAAAAAGAGAAGTTGCTTACAGAAGTAACCTTTCTACGACAGCAATTAAGTTTCAAAACTTTAGGAAATGATGAAACTAAAAAAGACCCCGATTAAAGGGTCTTTTTTATTGGTTTTATTTCATTGGTTTAGAGCAGTACTTCTCTGCATATACGTTTACAGGTCGGTTGGTTGTCCTCGCATTCGATTAGGCATTGGAAATAATCGTTCATATTATCTTCGAAACATAAGTCGGTCTCTACTATGTGGTTCCAGTCTGCCATTTGATTGCGTGGAAAATTCTTCATTCGATACTCCGTACTGTGGACAACATTACCAAAAGGTTTGGGGACATAATTCCCTCGTTGCAACTGATTTATTTATATGGAAATCAACACAACTATGGATTTATGTGTAGTATAATAAATACCTACTAACAAATACCTAGTGCTATGATTGTCTGGGGTGTAATTTGGATGGTTGCGATATTATTGGTAATTGTGTCTTGGTATATCTACTATATACTTCGTATGGCTTATGCGGAGATGAACGATGGGAGCAATGGTTCCACCGAGTCGGAAGAGTTGTTACAACTTCCGAGTGACAGAGATAAACAAAGTAGTTGATGGTGATACCATTGACGTAACAATCGATCTAGGATTTGATCTTTATAAAAAAGAAAGGGTTCGCATAGCTGGTATTGACACTCCTGAGAAAAGGACTAGAGATTTAGAAGAGAAAGAGTTAGGTATCGATGCAACTAACTGGATGAAAGGTACATTGGAGGATACAATAAATGGAGATGACGAACTCACTATACGAACTGAACTTAAGGGTGGTGTGGGTAAGTACGGTAGGCTTCTTGGCTGGTTATATGTTGGCGAAAGCGATGTATCGTTGAACGAACAGATGATCACCGAAGGGTATGCTTGGGCTTACGATGGAGGTACAAAGAAAAAAAACTTCCAAGAACTAAAAGATATCCGTGCTGCTCTAGGTACATATGATATTGTAAGACCAGACGGTACGCACGAAATAAATGGCTGATAACCAGATATACCTCGGTAACCCGAATCTAAAGAAAGCAAATGTAATGACAAACTTCACACCTAAACAGGTGAAGGAGTTTATCAAGTGCAGCCAAGATCCTATCTACTTTATTAGAAAGTATATTAAGATTGTGTCTTTGGATGAGGGTGTCATACCTTTTGATATGTACGATTTCCAAGAGGAAATGGTTACGAGTTTCCACGAGAATAGATTTAATATTGCAAAGTTACCTCGTCAGTCTGGTAAGTCCACTGTTGTTACTTCCTATCTTTTATGGTATGTAATTTTTACACCTAACGTCAATGTCGCAATCCTCGCAAACAAAGCCCCGACTGCTAGAGAGATGTTGGGACGTTTACAGCTCAGTTATGAGAACCTTCCTAAATGGATGCAGCAAGGTATTATTGGTTGGAACAAGGGGTCAGTCGAATTGGAGAACGGATCTCGTCTCCTTGCTTCATCTACTTCTGCTTCTGCTGTTCGTGGGATGTCCTTTAATATTATCTTCCTTGATGAGTTTGCGTTCGTTCCGAATAATATTGCTGAACAGTTCTTTGCTTCTGTTTACCCTACTATCTCATCTGGTAAATCAACAAAAGTTATTGTCATCTCTACTCCACACGGAATGAATCTTTACTATAAGATTTGGCACGATGCAGAGAGAGGAAAGAATGAATATAAACATACAGAGGTTCACTGGTCACAGGTACCAGGTCGAGATCAGAAATGGAAAGAACAAACTATTGCAAACACTTCAGCTGAACAGTTTCAGGTTGAGTTTGAATGTGAATTCTTAGGGTCAGTAGATACTCTTATATCTGCAAGTAAACTTAGAACACTTGCATATGATGATCCTATTACTTCACAAAATGGATTGGATGTATATACTGAACCAGTACAAGATCACAATTATACTATTACAGTTGACGTTGCTCGTGGTATTGATAAGGATTACAGTGCCTTTGCTGTATTTGATACTACTACAGTTCCATATAAATTAGTTGCCAAGTATAAGAACAGTACTATTAAACCCCTCCTATTCCCAGATATCATATACAAAGTTGCTACTGCATACAATCAAGCATATGTATTAGTAGAAGTAAATGATGTGGGAGCTCAGGTATCTGATATCCTCCAGTTTGATTTGGAATATGAGAACTTATTGATGTGTGCTATGAGAGGTAGAGCAGGTCAAGTAGTAGGACAAGGGTTCTCTGGTGGTAAAGTGCAACTAGGTGTTAAGATGAGTTCTACTGTTAAGAAGGTAGGTTGTTCTAACTTAAAAGGATTGATAGAAGACGATAAGATAATCATTAATGATTACGATATTATATCTGAGCTGACTACATTTATTCAGAAAGGTTCATCTTGGCAAGCAGAAGATGGATGTAATGATGACCTTGCTATGTGCTTGGTTATATTTGCTTGGCTCAGTGTTCAGGATTACTTTAAAGAACTACACGATAATGATGTAAGGAAACGTATGTATGAAGAACAACGTGAAGCTATCGATGCAGATATGGCTCCCTTTGGTTTTATTAGTGACGGTATGGAAGAAGAAACCTTTGTTGATAAAGAAGGAGATGTATGGTCAGCAGCAAAGAGTGGAGATGAGTATGGAGAACGAACATTTATGTGGGAGTACCGCTAAAAGGTAGGAATTCATAAATAATTTCAAGACTAATTGAAAGCAATTTCAGGAGATTTAAGCAATGGCATCAACCCAACTGTCACCAGGGGTCGTTGTACTTGAGAAGGATCTCACTACAGTCGCTAACGCGACACTAGATAATGTGGCAGTGGTAGTGGGTTCCTTTGAGAAGGGTCCAGTTAATAAGATCGTAGACATCACTTCAGAGAAGGAACTACTATCTGTTTTCGGAAGACCAAACGATTACAACTACGAATACTGGTACAACGCTGCACAATTTTTATTGTACGGTGGAACTTTAAAAGTTATCCGTGCAAATTCAAGTTCTTTAAAGAACGGTATTGACACAGCACAGACAACTCTGACAACATTTAGTGCATCAGACACTACACTCACAGTAAGCTCTGCTGCGGATATTGCGGTTGATGATTATTTACTAATCGATGCTGAAATTATGCAAGTCACCGTTATTAGCGGTCAAGACTTGACAGTGAATCGTGGACAGCTATCTACTGCTGCTACTTCACACGCTGCTGGTGCTTCAATTACACTAATAGAAGATTCTGGTAACTCTACTACTATGAACCAAGGTGGAACCCTTGCTAGTGGTGGAACTGCCCTAACAGTTACTTCTGTTGCTGCTCTTTCAGTTTCAACAAACGATTACATCAAGATCGCTGACGAAATTCTAAGGGTTACTGCTATCGTCGGAAACGATCTAACAGTTACTCGTGGAGAACTAGAAACAACTGGTGCTGCACAGACAGACGGACAGACTGTTAAAAAACTTTCAGTAACAGCTTCAAAGACTACAATCAATGAAAGTACATCAACTGGTGTTGCTGCTCCAATCATCAAGAACTTAGAAGAGTATGAATCTACTGTAGAAACTGCTGCTAATGCTTGGAAGTATGGTGCACGTCATCCTGGTCTTTACGGTAACTCAATTCGCGTACTTGTAACAGACGCGGGTCCTGATCAAATTCTTTCACTTGCACAACCAACATCATCTGAGTGGGAATTCCAAACCACTACTGCTGTTTCTTACAGTGCTGCAAATGCTACTGCTAAGATCTTCCGTTACACAATTATTGTATCGCTAGACTCCGCTACCATTGCTGGTGACTTTAACAACGGTGAATACTGGAGAGCAGAAAGTGATGCTGCATCACCTGTAAGTATTGCTGTTCAAGGTACAGTCAAGGCATATGATCCTGTAACTAGGAAGATTGAACTAGATGTTAACTACACTCTATCATCAGATGTTCTTGAAGTTGGTGACGTTGTTGCTCTTTGGACTGCTGCTTCTGGTGGATCTAGAACTGGAGACAAAGCAAAAGTTGAAGCAATTAACAGACAGTTACACGTATTAACAGATGAGTCTGCTAATAGGTTCGAACCAAACTACACTGTAGAAGATGATAATGGAAGTGGTTCTCCAAACGTTCAAGTTGCTTCAGTAAGATCTGAGTATGATGAGCGTTACTTCGGTGGTGGACAAAAGTGGTCATCACTTGCTCCAAAACCAAGCACTTCACCTTGGGTCTCTGACCGTGGTGGTGACAATGACCAAATGCATATCGTTGTCCTTGATGGAGACGGTCTACTAACTGGTTCACCTGGATCTGTTCTAGAGAAGTTCCTCTTCGTATCTAAGGCATCTGATGCTAAAGGTGTACAGGGAGAAACAATATACTACAGAGACGTTATTAAAAATAACTCACAATATATCTACTGGGGTTCACACGAATCAGGTTCAGTCTTTGATGTAGATGCAGCTGCTAACGGTGACTGGGGTCAGTCAGGTATTAGCAGAAAATTTGACTTGATCAAACAAACTGCTGCTATCAAGACTAACGAAACAAATCTAGGTAGAGAAATCATCGGTACTGCTGGTGCATCAACTGTACGTTATGCAATCCAAGGTGGTCAAGATGGATACACACTTGCACGTGGAGAAATCCTCGGAGCATTTGATCTTGTTGCTGACAAAGAAACCATTGATGTAGATTACATCTTGATGGGTCCTTCGATGGCAGACACTAGCGACTCTATCGCTAAAGCACAAAAGATCATTGACATTGCTGCCACACGTAAAGATTGTATGGCATTCATCTCTCCATCACGTCTTGATGTGATTGGACAGAGTGATACAAACGTAATCGTTAACAGAACTATCGATTACTTCGACAAGTTATCTTCTACTTCATACGCAGTATTTGATAACAACTACAAGTACATCTATGACAAGTACAACGACAAGTATAGATACATCGCTTGTAACGCTGACGTTGCTGGTTTAACCTTAAACACAACTCTCAACGCAGAGTCTTGGTTCTCACCTGCTGGCTTCAACAGAGGACAACTACGTAATGCAATCAAACTATCATATTCTCCTCTTAAGGATCATAGAGATAGGTTGTACGCTGCACGTGTTAACCCAGTTGTAGCATTCCCTGGACAAGGTATTGTATTGTTCGGTGACAAGACTGCTCTTTCATACAACAGTGCATTCGACAGAATTAACGTTCGTCGTCTATTCCTTGTATTAGAAGATGCAATCTCTGATGCAGCAAAGACACAACTCTTTGAATTGAATGACGAGTTCACTCGTGCTTCATTCAAGAACATTGTCGAACCATTCCTACGTAGTGTTCAATCACGCAGAGGAATTATAGACTTCTTGGTTGTCTGCGACAGCAGTAACAACCCACCTGAAGCAATTGATCGTGGTGAATTCTTCGCGGAGATCTTCGTGAAACCCACGAGGTCGATCAATTACATCACTCTTACATTCACTGCTACTAGAACTGGTTCTAGTTTCGCTGAAGTAACAAACTAACTCAAGAGAATTCCTATTAAGGAGTAACAACAATGGCAGAACAACAACCAGGACAGGTAGAACAGGCTTCGATTAAGGCTCCTATTTTTACCTTCCGTGACCAAGTAAAGGACTTTGCACGTCCCAATCTGTTCCAAGCAGAAATCTATGCTCCTCCTGTTTTACAAAACCAGAACAATGGCACAATGTCAGGTGTATCTGGTGGAGTATCAGGATCTACCGCAGAAGCAACTGAGAACGCAGCAGGCGGCTCAGCTGGTGGTAGTGCAGCACAGCAACTTGCATTTGGAACCTTCCTAGTAAAAGCAGCAACTCTTCCAGCATCTACTGTTGGTGTAGTTGAAGTTCCTTACAGGGGAAGAATGCTGAAACTCGCTGGAGATAGAACCTTTGAACCTTGGACTGTAACCGTACTTAACGATCAGTCATTCAAGTTCAGAGCATTCTTCGAAGCGTGGTCTTCACAGATTCAAGCAATGCAGCAGAACTTCCAATCTGCTAACACTATGGCTCAGTATATGGGTGCAGCAAAAGTTAGACAGATGGATAGAAAAGGCAATATTATGAGAACCTATAAGTTCGAAGGTATTTGGCCAAACAACATCAGTGCAATTGATCTTGACTGGGGTAACAATGATACACCAGAAGAGTACACAGTTGAGTTCCAGATTCAATACTGGACACACGACACAGATGTGAACACTTCTAATGCTAACGGATAGGGTTTTAGAAACTCGCTAAATAGTACGTAAAACAAAAAGATAATAATGTCCCAACTTTTTGGTTATTCTCTTGAGCGTGCGAAGAAGGGTCAGACTACTGGCCCTTCTTTTGTATCCAAAGAATCCGATGATGCTGCAACTCCAGTTGCTGGCGGAGGGTATTTTGGTACCGCAATTGATCTTGATGGAACATTTAAGGATGAGAATGATCTCATCCGACGTTATCGTTCTATGTCAATTCATCCTGAATGTGACAGAGCAATTGATGATGTAGTAAACGAAGCAATCGCTGGTGATATCGATGATACACCTGTTGATGTAGAACTGTCTAACTTAAAAGTTAGCAGTGGTATTAAGAAGAAAATACGTGACGAATTTATGAACGTATTGCGTCTTCTTGATTTTGATAAGAAAGCATATGATATTTTCCGTCGTTGGTACATTGATGGAAAGGTATACTATCATAAACTTATCGATCCTAAGAATCCTCGTAGAGGAATTACAGAACTTAGATACGTAGATCCACGAAAAATCCGTAAGGTCGTGGAGATGGAAAGAAATAAAGATAGACAACAATTAGATCCACGGACTTTAGAATCGCAGTTGTCACCTAGGACTTGTGAATACTATGTGTACAATCCTAAAGGACTCCGTGCAGGTATGGAGACCAGTGGTCTAAAGATCGCACCAGACGCGATCGCTTTCTGCCACAGTGGTCTGAAAGATATGAATAAAAATGTGGTGATGTCACATCTCCACAAAGCAATCAAAGCACTTAACCAGTTGCGTATGATTGAAGACTCTCTGGTTATCTACCGACTGAGTAGAGCACCAGAACGTAGAATTTTCTACATTGATGTAGGAAATCTTCCTAAGCAAAAGGCAGAACAATACTTACGTGAGGTGATGTCTCGCTATAGGAATAAATTAGTTTACAACGCAGACACAGGAGAAATTAGAGATGACAGAAAATTTATGTCAATGCTCGAAGACTTCTGGCTCCCACGTAGAGAAGGAGGACGAGGTACTGAAATCACTACGCTCCCAGGTGGACAAAATCTTGGAGAACTTGAGGATGTCAAATACTTCCAAAAGAAACTCTATCGTGCATTGAACGTACCAGAGTCACGTTTAGAATCAGAAAGCTCATTCAATCTTGGACGTGCTGCTGAGATCACACGTGATGAAGTTAAGTTCCAGAAGTTTGTGACTAGGTTGCGTAAGAAGTTCTCAGAACTATTACACGACTTACTCAAAACACAGTTGATTCTGAAAGGTATTATCTCACTCGAAGAGTGGGAAGATATGTCAGAACATATACAGTATGATTTTATTGCTGACAACTTCTTCGCTGAATTGAAGGAGAAAGAGATGCTCACAGAGCGTCTAAACCTTGTCACATCAATGGATCCTTTTGCAGGTCGTTACTTCTCACTTGAATACATCCGTCGTCAAATACTAAGACATACAGATGCAGAGATGAAAGAGATCGATAAGCAAATGGAGAAGGAGATTGCTGATGGTAAGCTCCCTGATCCTGCAACCATTGACCCTGCTACAGGAATGCCTTTAGAGGATCCTATGGCAATGGAAGGTGAAGGAATGGAAGAGGAAGCGGAAATCAGTATAGATAACGTAGAACCTGCGGACTATAAACGTGGGGAATTCTAAATAGTATACATAATGAGGTTATTTTATGCCTAGCATTCCAGCTACTGAGATCGTTGACAAACTTTTTTCTGGTAATAAAGATTTAAGTTCAGAAGTTAACGATGCAATGATGGCTATTTCTGCCGAAAAACTCGAAGCAGAAAAGAAAGCTATTGCTGCAAACTGGTTAAAACCAGAAGAACAACCAGAAACAGAGGTCACACCAGATGAAACTGATAACGGAACAGATTGAAGACATTCAAGTTCTTGAAGAA